TACTAGAAGCTGGAGTAAAGTTAATCGGAGCACTAATTGAAGGTCTTCTGTCTCTTTTAGGAGAGTTAGGAAGTGCCGCTTTAGATATAGGCAGTAAGATACTCGATACTCTTAAAGAAGTGGATTTATTAGGTGTCGGAAAAGATATTATAAGCGGATTAATTAACGGTATTGGCAGTATGGCTGGAGCTGTGTGGGACAAAGTATCAGAAATCGGAAGTGGCATTAAAGAAGGATTTACCGACTTCTTTGATATCCATTCACCTTCACGTTTAATGCGTGATGCAGTCGGTAAACAAATTGGTGCTGGTCTTGCGATTGGTATGGAAAACTCTATTGGTGTAATTAACAGAGCATCACAAGCAATGACTGAAGCAGCAGTTCCTTCAATTGGTGGTGCTGGAACTATTTGTGCTCAGTCTAATGTTGGTGCATCTTTTAACTTCGCTGAAATGTTTAAAGGTACTACGTTTGTAGTTAGAGAAGAAGCTGATATTGAGAAAATAACAAGAAAAATATCTGATCGTATTTTAAGTGCAGGAAGGCAGGTGTAAAAACTATGAGTTTAACGATAGACGGAAAAAGAATTAGTGAACTGAAATTAGCTCTTTTACCAGGATTTCAACATCCAGCAGCCCCACCAGTTCGTGACCATGTAGTTTCTATACCTGGTCGTCCTGGTGCGTATTACTTTGGTTCAGAAATAGAACCTCTGCAATTTAACTTACCTCTGCTTGTTAAACCACAAGAAAATAGGTTTGAATTAGCGACAGCTATCAGAAATATGGTAGCTACCTTGATTGATCCTTATGGAAAGACAAAAGAAGTTAAACTGATTTATGATTACGAGCCTGATAAATATTATTTGGCTCGATATAGTGGTTCAATGTCTATCGAGCGTTATTTTAGTATGGGTAAGTTTGACTTACCTATGATAGCTTATGATCCACATGCTTATTCAATTTTAGAAAGTACAGAAGATGTTCTGTGGGGAGATGATATTCCGTTTATGTCAGATATCCCTTTAGAAATTGGATCTTCCCAATATACAGTTACTAATCCACAAACATTAAATATAGATAACTTCGGTTCGCAAGTAGTACGGCCGATAGTAGAAATATCAGGCAGTGCAACTTCATTAACTCTCACTATACAAGGTGAGAGTTTTTCTTTAGGAACTTTTACAAATTCAACATTTTTAATCGATGCAGAAAGGTATGCAGTAATGAAGAACGGACAAAATTTCTTATTCCAACTGCAAGGAAACTTAGAAAAATTACAGTTAACGTTAGGCGCTAATGCAATAAAAATAGGCGGCTCAAACCTGAACATCAATATTGCATTCAAATACCGCGCTAAATATATATAAGGTGGTGAACTAAATGGCTGATGCGCCTAAATTAAATCCGAAAGACACACTGAAACAAGGGTATCCAAAAATAAATATGGGTATCGACAATGCAAATGAAGCTTTAAAAAGATCTTTTAACGCCGAGTCAAGTTCTAGTAATGCTGTTGGTATAGCAAATGACGCTGTTAATACAGCGGGTGAAGCCACCAAGAAAGCAGAAAGTACGCAAAAACAACTAGATACAATAGTTTTAAATGGAGATTCTTCTGTAGCTGCAAATCAAGCACGATTAGATGCTAATGACAAAGAATATGGAAGTCTTAAGGCACGTATTGATGCAGAGCAAGTTAAAACAGAAGAAATGTTTTTAAATCCTTTACAATTTAAAGTACCAGGAGCTGTAGACGACACAGCAGCCTTTAGGGAGGCTGTTCAATACGCAATAAATAGAAGAGTCAGGAAATTAGTTTTTCCTTACAGCACGTATAAATTGTCTAAACCTATTTATTTAAATGGAGTCAGTGATTTCGAATTAGACTTGCAGAACTCAACGATCATTTGGGATGGAAGAGATGTAGTTACAACAGACAGAAACATTAGATATTACGGTGTGTTTACAGCGATGCCCGAAGATGGTGGGTTTCCTAAAGAACAGGTAGTAAGTTGGCAAAAAGAAATTTCAGATACAAATAACATTATCAAAGAAACAAATTTCACTGGTAATACATTAAAATGTTCTAAAATCACAGTCAACAATATGACTAGCATAATCAATAAGGGTGATTACATTCGTTTTAAAGTTGGAGAACCATTAACATCCGGGAATGAAGATTATAAAAATGTATTCAAACCGACAGTGGATATATTGTGTAAAGTACTGTATGTCGTAGGGAATGACATCTATGTTGACTACTACAGCCCTTACGACTTCTCACAGGTTAACATTGCTTCTGTATCAACTGTACAAAAGGTAAATGTCATTAGAAACATAACAATTATGAATGCGTTAATCAATGACATATCTCCGTATAAAGCTCCAGAAGGTAATCTAGGAGATAACCCGAACAGAAGTAGGCTTGTTAGTGGATTCGGATTTTACAATTCTGTTAACTGTAATGTAGAGAATGTTCGCGGACGTGGAATGAAGTTACCTCTACTTATGGTTAAGTCTTCGTATGGATTTGAAGCTAAAAATGTATTAAATGAGTATCCAGAATCACATGGAGGCGGAGAAGGATATGCGATCCACTTCGAATTTTGTATGAAATGTCATGTGTTCGATGTGCAAGGTAACGACGGCAACTCCGTGATCGACTTTTCTGGCAGTGCATTTTGTAGTGCTACAAGGGTAAAATCAACAAACACTTATTCTTACAAAACAATTGGTACTCACGGCGAAGCGGAGCATGATATTATATTCCGAGATTGCGAAGGAGCTTTTGGATTTTCAAATAGCACACAATGGTTTGCGTGTATGTCTATAAACATGACGTTAGAAAACTGTAAGGGCATTATTACAGGACAAGAAGATAGCTATATAGACTTACTTGTCAAAGGTGGAGAGTTTGTTTTTAAATCCAATAAAAAGAATCGATTTAGAAAGTTGATATTTGAAAATACAAAAGTTATATTTGGATATCAAACCGAAATACTTGGTCATCAGCGTGGTATCAATACACCATCTGTCATAAAGTTTAATGGCGATTCTAAAATTTTATGTGAAGATGAAACACTAGGTTTGTTGACCCGTGTTAAATTCAGAGACTTAGATTCATTAGAATTCAATTGTGATATTGATTTTACAGGCTATTCAGGTAAACTTGCGTTTGAAAATGTAAAAAACATAAATATAAATGCAAATATAAAAAACGCACCACTCATTTTATTTAATCGTGAAAAGGTTATTGATAAAGTTAACCTTAACATTAAGCCTAAAGTCATTATCATGGATAATCAAAGTATGATTGACCGTTTTTTAGAACTAGACTATTTATCTGATGGTAATATTTTCGTTAACATAAATGGTGGTATTGTAAATCACATGAAGGATTCTGATTGTGACTTTTTTAAGTTTAATAACGATACTAACAAATCAAATGTTAACATTTTCGTTAATGCAGTAGGTGTTACTTTTTACTCTAAGTATTCAAACAGACTTAAAGTAAGTTGTCTAGATGAAAGTTTTCCTACTAAAAACTATGTAAAGAAACAAACAGCAGTTGGTAATACGCTTGTAGGTGCAGCAGCTGTTCTTGATGGTTGGGATTTCACTATGAATAAAGATACTTCAAAACAATCGATTAAATCTACTGTTTTTATGGAGACGACAGAAAACGCTAGTGGATCTATTACAGCATACCAAAAAGGCATCTTAGCACTTAGTCAATATAATCGAGCGTATTTATCGTACGGTAGATCCAATCAATATCAATGGTTAGAACTTGCATTTAATCTCAGCGGGAGTAGTTCCGAAAGACCAACTAACGCTAAAGACGGTACGATGTTCTTTGATTTGAATCTAGGGAAACCGATTTTCAAACATGGTTCATCTTGGAAGCTTGCTGATGGAACTATAGTGTAGCTTCTCATTTTATTTTTAAATTGGATGTGATACATTGCTAAAACTATATAGCAAACAAATGCAGCTTAAGGATTTCGAAAGAAGGTGATAGCTTGAGGCATATACGAGTTTTCGATATTAACATGAATTTAGTAGCTATTTTAGAGAATGCTTATAAAATCGGGTACGTTAAACAAGTAAACAATTTGTGGACGTGCTCTTTTTCTTTGCCTTTGAACGATCCAAAGCGTTTAGAGGTTACACCAAAGCGGTTTATTGAACTATACGACCATGATAAATATATTGGTAAATTCATAGTTAACCCTAAAAAGACGGTTAAAAATGAAAGTGACCAGAGCATAACATACAATTGCGAGCACGTATGGAGTACATTACACTCTGACGTGCTTTTTCGTTACCATCAATTAACGAACTGGACGACAAGGGATGTTCTTCAATACCTTATCAATCAGCAAGAAGTAAAACACTGGAAGCTTGGGACAGTTGAATTTACACGTTATTTTCATTATGCATGGGAAAATGAAGACTCTCTTTTAAACGCATTAGTAAGCGTACCTAAACCGTTTAACGAATCATATTTGTGGACGTGGGACGATACTCAATATCCTTTTACTCTTAATCTCGTTCGCGCAACAGATGAAAAAGTGGATGTTATTCGATATGGCAAGAATTTAAAGGGGATTGAAAAGGATGAGGATCCAACAGGATTAATCACACGAATTTATCCCCTTGGATATGGCGAGGGTGTAAATCAGCTTGGGATTGAGAAAGTAAACGGTGGGGTTCCTTATTTGCAAGCAGAACAGTCTATTATAGATAATTACGGCATCCACAAGAGAATATGGGCTGACAGAAGATTTGAAGATGCAGAATCTCTTAAAGCTTCTGGTAATGGTCTTTTGAATCAATACAAGAAGCCAATAACAACCATATCTGTGGATTGCATAGATTATGAACTTATTGATCCATACAAACTTGTAAAATATGATATTTCAAAAATAGTTGGTGTTTATGACGAGGATACTGACACTAATGATGATTTACGTATTATGAAAATAACAAAACCTGATATTTATGGAGATCCATCTAACATACAATTCGAAATCGGAAATGTTCGTGATGATATCGGGACAACAATTACTGATTTACAGAAAAAACAGTTAGTAAATGATACGTATAGTCAAGGTTCTACTAATATCCTAGCTTATAGCTACATTGATAACTGCGACCCTGATAATCCAGCCGTTATTAGATTCTTTATTCCTGACGATTTAAAAAATGTAAATACATTAGATTTAACATATGAAATTGAAGAGTTCCGCGCTTATTCTAGGGCTACAAAAGGTGGAGGAGCTATTGTAGAATCGACGTCTGCTGGAGGAGCTGTAGTGAACTCGACATCAGCTGGCGGCGGAGTTGTAAACTCGACTTCTAGTGGCGGCGGTTCAACACAAACATCTAGCAGTGGCGGTGGCAGTACACAAACATCAAGTTCAGGCGGTGGCGGTGCATTCACGAGTGACGCGGGTGGTGCTTCAGTAACTTCATCTAGTGGTGGTGGAAATCATCGTCATAAGATGTTCTTTTTTAACAATACAATCGGCGGGGATACTGGTGGGATGGAATATCGAAATTATATTGCAGCTGAAAATAATGGTGGTGGCGCTATCGGTACAGCGATAGCGTCTGGGGATGAAGTGGATCTATTTACATTCGAAGCTTCGGGAGATCACTCTCATTCCGTTTCAATTCCATCACATAGACACCAGGTTAATATTCCGAATCATTCTCATTCCGTAACTATACCAGCACATACGCATAGTGTGTCTATTCCGGATCATTCGCACCAAATAAGCATTCCGAATCACACTCATGAGATTAATATACCAAACCATACACATACAATCACTTTACCGGATCATATTCACGATATTCAACATGGTATTTATAAATTGTCGGAACGCCCTAGTAAAGTCACAATTAAAGTTGATGGTAACGTAGTCCCTGTTACCTCTACATCAGCAGAAAACGTGGACTTAGAGCCATATATATCAAAAAATAACCAAGGTGAAATCGATCGGAATAAATGGCATGAAATAACTATCACGCCGGACAAGTTGGGGCGTGTGAATGCTAATGTTATTACACGACTCTTTATCCAATCACGAAAGGGAGGAACTTTCTAATATGAATAAAGCAACAGAAGCGTTGATAAAAAAGTTAGTTGGTAATACACCTATCATTATGAATGTGACAATCACAGTTGACGAACCAATTATAGGTGCTGAACCAAAAGGTATTTTTGATAAATGTAATATTAAATACACTGAAAAACTACAAAAGGAGCTGGTTGAACATGCAAACAATTGAAATCCATACACAAGGCGGATTAAAAAACACAGTACAAACAGAAAATTACAATGCGCAGGCGCTAAACGACCAATTGAATGACAAAGACCTAATCACCGTGCTTATCGCTGATTTTATTATCCAACGAATTGATGTAAAACGCATTCTACCGATTAACTTACCTGTAGTAGAAGGAACTACGAAATTAAAAGTTCATACAAACGGCGGGAAGGAAATTGAAATCATAACAAATGATTATGATCCGATTTTCTTAAACGAGCAACTAAATAACAATAATACGGTAACGGTTGTAATTGGCGATTATATCTTTTCTCGAATCGATGTAAAACAAGTTGTTCCTGTTAAAGAAGAAACAAAAGAGCCAGAAGAACCACCTGTAACTGAACCTGAGCAACCAACAGATCCAGTTATTCCCACAGTAATAGATAACAATCCTGGAAACTAATGAATTTAAGTTCATCAAGATTTTTGTTATTAAAAATAAAAAGACATCTATTGAGGAATAGATGTCTTTTTATCATATTTAATTTAATGAGGCTCCAGTGTTTGTCAGGCTATTTTTTTCTAATTCTTTAACACGTATGTAGTTACTTAAAATCATACCAATACTAATCCAAAATAGAGAACCTACATGTGGATTAAATAGAACTTGTGATGAATTTAAAGACAAGATAAGACATGAAATTATTATATACATGTAAGCCCTATTGCTCATATCAATTTTGTTGAGATATCTATACCTTCGATATACAAAAATACAACTTAATATTATAAGGGTTACACCGATCAAACCGAACTCAGGTAGTATTTGTGCTACGAATGTATCAGTTGTAGAGAGTTTGAACCAATCAAACGCATGAACTTCGTATTTGTTAAAAATCATGTCACCAGTAATGTCGCGATAATAACGAGTTCCATATGTATTGAAACCTATTCCGAATAAAGGATAATCAGCAAAAACATCAAAACCTTTTGTAATGTAATATTCTCGCGGCGATAAAGTTGACGAACTGTATTCCATTTTAGTATCACTAATTACTTCTTTTAGATTGAAAAAGCTATTCATAATTAATACAAGTATTAATAAGAAGAATGAAATTTTAAGAGCTTGCTTAATGGATTTGAAGCTATTTAATATAAGAGTCGCAACTAAAGCAAGTAATGTTATTCTCGTACCAGTAAGAAGAATATTTAAGACTAGAATTACAGATATAAAGAATAAAAATTTATTTTGAAATTTATACTTGTTTAAATAATAGTATAAGCAAAAAAGAACGCATGAATAGTTAGCGAATTCTATAGGGTATGGGAAAAATCCAATTGATCTATAGATGCCGCTTCGGATTTGGATGTTATATATACCTCTAAACATGTCAAAAAATCGTTCTATACCCATGAATTGAAGTAACGCGAATATAAAGCCGATTATAATTATAGGTGAATATAATTTTAGTAATTTTAACATATCCTCATCATCGAATCGTGAATATAGGACAATAAATACTAAAGTGAAATACTTACAATAATCTAAAGTAGTACTAATGAATATTTTTAGATCATGATAGGTTGTCATGGTAGAGATAAAATTAATTGTAATGAAACATACTGCTAATACAGCGAAAATCCTAACTTCTTTAACGCCAGGAAGTCTATTTTTTACAACTGTAATAAGTAATGCAGCTAACAATCCTATCTTTTGTATATTATTTAATAAGGATTTTAATTCATAATGGGATTCATCTAGACCAGCTGTTTGTTCAAGTACTATAAATAATAGCAATAGATAAAAAACCATTCTGATCTCAAGTCTTACTTTAACTAGTTTAGATAGCGTAAAATCAAAACAAAGGAACAGAAATATTGCTAATAAGATTAGTGCCTTATCTAGATAAATAAATAATGATAGGATAGAAAAAATTCCTATTACCAAAAGTGGCAATAGTTTTTTTTCATCTAAAACGTGCATAATAAAAAACCACTCCTTAAAGTCATATGAATAAATTATAACACCATATAGTAAAGATATGTTTTATTAATTAAACTTGTTGCTTTAGAAAGAAGGTGATTTAAAAACATAAGAGAATACTAATAGGATTAAAATTCACAATGCCTTATGTGTCAAATACAAAGTAAAGGGTGATCTGAATGAAGCTTTACGAAGTTTTGATGGGGTATGAAAATGGATTATATAAAGACGGAGATGTGTTTTTGTATCAAAATGATATAAGAATGCAGGCAATATTTCAGTTTGGTGATTTGGTATGGGCAGATGACCAGATAGCCGTTGGGTGTAAAGATATTACACGCGATGTATGGAGTTTTAAAGAGAGACGGAAAAATCAAGCAAGATATAGTTCTTAATTAAGAGAGACATTGTCTCTCAGTTTTATGTTTAAACAAAATATGGATTTTACAACAAATTAAAGCGTGCTTATAGCAGGCTTTTTTATTTTTGAAAGGAGGTGAATCGATGAATATTGAAATCGGTGTGCTAATTGCAGTGCTATCACTTGCTATTAGCTACTTTGCATACTCTTTAAACAGAACGAAGTCCATTAAATCTGATGGGCAACAAAGTGCAGAAATGAAGGCTGAGCTGGGATATATCCGCAAAGGCGTTGATGATATACGAATTGATTTGAAAGCGAGTGAAAAACAAATGATTGCTCTTGGGGAGCGTGTCACACGAGTTGAAGAAAGCTCAAAGCAAGCTCATAAGAGGCTTGATACTTTAGAAAAGGAGGCAAATTAAAAATGCCACTAACAAAAGAAAATATTTTAAAACGTTTGCGCAACTGGAAAACATGGGTTGCGCTTTTTTCATGCTTTGGACTGATTTTATCAGTGTTTGGAGTAACTGGATTTGAAGGTAATTTAGAAAAGGTACAGCAAGCTGTTTATTTATTCGGTATTGCGCTAGGTATTTGGACAAGTCATGGAGATGCTACTGATCAAAACGAAAAAGGAGAGGATAAATAATGGGTTACATTGTAGATATTTCTAAATGGAACGGTAATATCAACTGGGATGTAGCAGCTTCAACATTAGATTTTGTAATTGCACGTGTGCAAGATGGTTCGAATTATGTGGATCCTTTGTATAAAGGGTATGTACAAGCAATGAAATCAAGAAGTATCCCGTTTGGTAACTATGCGTTCTGCCGATTCGTATCAATTAACGATGCGAAGAAAGAAGCGCAAGATTTCTGGAATCGCGGTGACAAGAGCGCTACAGTTTGGGTTGCAGATGTTGAAGTGAAAACAATGGACGATATGCGAGCAGGTGCCCAAGCCTTTATCGATGAATTACGCCAATTAGGTGCTCAGAAAGTCGGTTTATATGTTGGCCATCATATGTATACACCTTTCGGTATGGCGAATGTACAAAGTGACTTCGTATGGATTCCACGTTATGGTGGTAACAAACCAGCGTACCCTTGCGATATTTGGCAATACACTGAGACAGGTAATGTTCCTGGCATCGGCAAATGTGATATCAATTCACTTATAGGAGATAAACCTCTTTCTTGGTTTACTGGAGCAGTACAGGAGCAAGTACAAGAAAATAAACAAAACATTATCACATCTGGAGCGTTTCATCGTGACGAAGTTCCAATCACAATGCAAGCACTGTCCTCAGTGAAAATGACTGCAAACTTTTACTTAAAACCTGATGGACTAGCTTACTTTGTATCTGATCCGACTTCAGATCAACAGTTAAATGGTATGAAAGGCTGGCTTGATAGTAAGGGTTGGTGGTATGAAGTTAAATAAAAAATACTATGTAACAGTAAATAAACCTTACGTATTTGTGAAATAAAAAAGAGTGCTCATAATGTGAGCACTCTTTTTTTATCTGAATTTTTTGTTGTAACGGTACAACATAGTAGCAGCTTCAGCTCTTGTTGCTGCATCGTTTCCGCGACTACCGTCATAAAGACCCTTATCTGTTCCCCATGCAATCGAGTTACTGAATCCACCATTAGGTGTCCATGCTTTGGTGTTAAAACGTACTGCATAGAGCGTAGCTATCATTTCATTACGAGTAATATAGCTACCCCCACGAGTTCCGTCAGAATACCCTCTACTCATCATATACTGACGTGCTTCGTCGTAATTTTTAACCCAATGCCCATTGAAGCGAGAAACCATCATCCAAACATCTTGTCGAAGTGCAGGACTATCTCGGTAATCATTTCGCATAATTCCTTTTCTGAAAGCCCAATCAATTTCCTGATCAGCCCAATGTGCTGAAGCTTCTTTCGGGGCGATTGTTGCGAACCCTGTAGATAACGTAATAGCAGCAATTGCAACAACTATAACCTTTTTGAATTTTTTTAACATCTTTTCCATTCCTTCCCTATGTGCTTGTCACTTACGTTATATTAATATATCAAAATTACTAAGTAAATAGATATAACGAAATTCACGGTATTCTTTTAGTAATAATTTGTGAACATAACAAGAAAATGGAATTATATATAATTTTATTTCTCACAAAAGAATAGTTTTATGAACAAAAACAAGAGCCGTCCTGTTAGACGGCTTATTTTATTTTGCATCAATAATGTCAATAAATTTCAACGTTATATTATTGTAAAATGCATCCGTACAAATTATAGATTTATTCAGTGGATCAATATCAACAACGGTCATATAGTTAGTAAGTAAAAAACCACCTTCGTAATATGTAATCATTATTTCTTCTTCAGAAAGTAACGAACATAACAGCATGTTCTCAATAAGTTCTTGTTCATCCTGGGTTAATGTAGGGCGTTCTACTTTCGTCTTTTCTTTAATAATTTCACGGATACCAGCGAATTGCTCCGGCATCGCTGCGAATGGAGTCCATTTCACCATTCCTCTTCCTTTTGGCATATTAGCGTTGTTCATGCTTTATGGCCCCCTAACAATGTGTTTCTGTATCTTGCGGTTGCACTATTTGTATAAGAAATCCCTCGTAATATGCTGTTCTTACCAAATTTAGTGCGTATTTCATCCATTACTTTAGTTAGTTTCATTTCTTTTTCTCGTTGTATTACGTTATCGAATAGTGAGATTTGTTCTTCGCCTTCATTGATTAAGTTAGTTAAAGAAACATTGATGGATCTAATGGGTTCTCCAGTATAAAACTCATGTAAAAAATATGTACAAATCTTATAAATATCCATTGTTAAATTGGTAGGTCGGTTCATAGTGTGAGTTTTTCTGAAACCACCAGCGTAATCTTTGCTGTAACCAATGGAAAAATGAATAGTTTGAGCTAGTTTGTTTTGTCTTCGCATTCGATAACAAACTTCCTCGATATGCTCCAGTAGAATAATTGGGAATTCCTCTATAGTGTAATCACGCATAAGTATTTGGCTTTTACCAATAGAAGTAGTTGCAGGAACATATTTTTCTGATATACGGCTAAAATCAATGCCGTTGCTATGTAAGTGCAATTCTTCGCCAATAACGCCAAAACTTTGTTTTAAGTATTTAAGTGGGTACTGAGCCAAGTCTCCGATGGAATGTATCCCTTTTCGGTTTAACTTTGCTTCTGTCTTACCTGAAATCCCCCAAAATTTATTGAGTGGTCGTATTGGCCATAATTTTATGGGTACATCTTCGTACTTCCAGTATGCTATGCAATCTTTCATTTTCTTCGCTTCCACATCTAACGCTACTTTGCTCATTAAAGGATTAGGTCCAATTCCTATCGTGCATTCGATTCGCGTCTTCGCATATATTTCACGTTTGAATTTCAATGCGAAATCATACGGATCATTAGCAAATAGATGAATACTATCCGTTATATCCATGAAGAATTCATCAATGGAGTATTGGTGAAAATCCTCAACAGGAACATATTGTAGAGCTAGTTTCGTGATGAAATTGGAGCATTTTATGTAAGTACTCATAATTGGATTAACCACGAGAATATCTTTACGACGTGGTATTTCATACAATCTTGCCATCTTCTTAACGCCTAACGCTTTTAATGGTGGAGTTGCAGCCAATACAATTGAGCCATTTCTGTTAACATCACCAACTACAGCTAACTTTGTGTGAAGTGGATCTAATCCCATTTTGATACAACTTACTGAAGCATAAAAGCTACGAAGATCTACACATAAAACAATTCGATTCGGCAATATTGAATAGTCATACACCGTTATTCCCCCTAAATAACAGAACGTTAGTTCTTATTATATACGAATGTATGTTCTTTTATGAAGAGGTTTTTATAAAAAAATAAAAACTGACCACATTTAGCCAGTTTTACATATCCCAAAAATCATCAGCTTTAATTCTTGGATCCAGTTCACGGAGAACCTTTAATATCTTTTGCATGGTTTTCCTTGTGGGTGATCTATCTGGATTGTTCGCCAAATCCCCTACCGTATTCCTTCCGAGACCTGATTTCCTTATCAACCATTCTTGTTCTATTCCATGTTTATCTAAATACTTCCCAAACTTTGTGCGTTTTTTTCCAAGACCCCACACAACTTTCACTCCTTTAGTTATCTGTTGTTTTCAGTAATGTCCTAGTTTCACTAAAAATAAACCCCTAAAAATGGTGAATATTGTCCAAGCCATCCACAATATGATGTATCAAGGTTGCTACCAAAGTAGCTATCAAACTTATTATCAAAGCAGCTACCAAAGTAAATAGCCTAATCGCTATCAAGGTAACTAGTATTTGTACTATCGAAGTAGCTATCAAGTTAGCTATCAAAGTAACACTATCAAGGCATTAAGCCGATGAACCTATGTATCATAAGGATTTCAAATTCTGTTTATAAAGGGGCGTTTTATATGTTAACTACATTTGTTTCATTAGGAGTTTTAGGAGCAACTACAATTGGTGGGGCGATATTAGAGAAACATCTTGTAAAGAATGATCACGTTGCAGCAGCCAAATTTGTAAGCGATGGAATGTATCACGGAATGAGGATAGGTGGAGTTTGTTTTATTGGTTATGTATTTATCAAAATATTAATCATGTTTTAGGGGGTGCTCGTATGGAGATTTTAAAAAAGTGGTTTCATAAACAAAACTTGAAGAATCAACTTATAGAGGTATTTGGAAAAGCAGGTTTATACGTGGACCATCAAACAAGAGGTGGGAAAGTGCCGATTTATCCAAAAATACATGATGTTTCCTCCACAAAAGAGAATGTTAGGTATGTATTTACCATCCCAAATGGTTTGGATCCGAAGACTATTGAAAAGAAATGGTTTTGCTTTCAACAAATATTAGGGCGCAATGTAGCAATTGAAGGGGATATTAAAAAGTTTGTTCTTAATGTATTTCATTCAGAAGCAGGACTACAGAAATACAATTACAGTTATAAGAAGTGGCGGCCATTACTGAAAAAGTATCGTCTCCCTGTTGTGGTAGGTCGGGACCAATTCGGAAACATGATTGGGTACGACATGGTTGAAGCGAATACACCTCATTTACTCATTGCAGGGGAAACAGGTAGTGGAAAAAGTAGTATGGTACGTGTTGTGCTGTCCACACTTATTCAATACATGTCTCCTGATAAATTGCATCTGTACCTTGGCGACTTGAAGAATTCCGAATTTCATTTTTTACGAAGAGTGAAACATGTTAAAGAGGTTTGCATGGAAGAGATTGAAATGAAGATCATGCTTCAGAAAGTGTGGAAGGAAATACGCGAACGTAGAAAGTTAATGGAAGAGTATGAAGTGGATCACATCGATGAATACAACAAATTGAATCCTGATAATCAGAAACCGTATATTTTACTGGCGATTGATGAAGTAGCAATGCTTCAGGATGAAAAAGAATGCATGTCCGCAATTGAAAAGATATCGGCAGTCGGTAGGGCATTAGGCGTCTTTCTTATGCTCAGTATGCAACGTCCTGATGCAAAAGTATTAGATGGTAAACTAAAGCTGAATATGACCGTTAGAATGGGTTTTAAATGTGATAGTACGATTAATAGTAACATCATGGGTACACCTGGATCAGAATACTTGGAGCAATTAGGCCAAATGATTCTGAAATTAAACGGATTGAAGAAAGTGCAAGCTCCTTATTTAGAATTAAGCAAAGCAAAACAAATTATTGAGCCTTATCGTGTTTCAAAAGATGATATGAAGCTTCAGATTCCTCCGCAAGAGGAAATTAAATTATTCGGGGTGTTAGATTATGAAGAATAGAGACAAAGCGATATTGAGCGATTTGAAACGTTTTAGATGCATGTCTCGTGACGATATAATAGATTTGCATTTTCATGGAGTGAAAAATGCGGTTACTTGCTGTAATACAGTTATGAAACGATTAAGAAGAGACGGTCATGTGGACGCCAATATTTCGCAGCAACCATTTATATATTTTCCTCAACCTAGCACACTTCGAAAAACCAGCCAAAAGATTCCTCACTTCCTCGGTATTACGGATGTATACAAACAGCTTATTCATTATGAAAAGCCTAAACTATTTAAAGTCGAACCAAAGTACGGAAAAGAATTCATGGAACCTGATGCATTTACAATATGGCGCAGATCTCCATTCTTCATCGAGGTTCAGAAGTCAGTGTACAGTAAAAAGGTTATGCAAGATAAGATAAATAGGTATGAATTATATTTTCACAGTCAGGAATGGCATAATGAATCGTGGCAGCCTAAAGGATCTAAATACTTCCCGTCAATCCTCATTATTACTGATAAGCAGTATGATATAAATTTTTCTAATTTACGTATCTTTCAAGCTTCTTCAATTAATAATTTCATGGATAATCTTGCAACAAAAATATAGTAACCCTTCCCTAACTAAGCAGCACACCCAATTGTACGGTCGAAGCTGGGAAGAGTTACAGGGGTAACAGACTATATCTATGTTATGTAATCGCATAAGAATGTAGAATAAAAAAATGCCCTGCTTATGCGGGGCTTGGTAAATATTAGTTTTTATTTTCTGTTTTTAATTCTTTCTGAAGATGTTTGAACAAATCAATTCTCAATTTAAATATTTTCTCATTTAATTTTTCATTTTCTTCACGTAATTGTTGTTGCGTCTCGCCATTTTTCGATAACGTATAATCCGGATTAGAATTAACCAATAAAACATAAATATTATCTAATATATTTTTCGCAATTGAACTAACTTCATCAGAGAAAAACAAACGATGCAATAAAAAGAAACTTTGAGCTGCTTTATAAATATCCTGAGCTTCATTGTATTCTACCTTGTCAATACTAAGTTCAAGATCACGAATCGCTATGTTTCTAGATGTATCCCAACTAGAAAGTATTAGTTCTTTATCCGCCTCAGTAAATGACTTATCTGACATATACTTTTTAACGTCTTCTTTGTTAAATTTTCGAAAATTGATTTGTCTTTCAAATCCAATTCCTCTTTGATTTACTTCTAAGTACTGGACTTTATCACTACATAACTCAATGTTTTTATATAACTCAGGATAGTGCTCATGTTTTTTTACTATGTACAATTCAAACTCCTTAGAAATCCTACTTATCTCCGCTTTCTGTTGTTCCATTTTTGTTTGGAATGTAGTTTTCACCTCTTCTTGGAGTTTTGTAATCTCTTGTATATCTTCCTTTGTAGCAAGATTTTTCCCTCTCTCTTTAAGTAATGCAAGTTCTTCGTTATCCTTCTTTAATGCATCATTCTTTGCCTTTTGTGTAATGAAAGTTGTAAAGTACCCCACTAATAACCCTATAAGTCCATATATGATTTCTGGCACCGTCATTACTATATCTCTCCCTCGATTTAAATATTCTGTCTATTTGGATTATACCATAATAAGGGGTTATAACATGCGGCGGAGACTATTCACCAAGGTTTCTTATTAGCTTCCAATTTAGATAATATAGAATCAAAATCCCCATGCAGGGATTTTTTATTTGCAGGAATTAGTATGGTGTCATGGAATATTTTCTTTTAGGAGGTGTCGTGACGTTATGACGGACGAGATTGTTTATTCTGCTAGTGAAGTATATAAGCGACTAGGGATAAGTGATAGCACCCTTAGAAAGTACATGGAAGTTTTGCAAAGAGAGAAATTCGTCGTAAAGAAAGATAATCGTGGCAGACGCCAATACACAGACAATGACATTATGGTGATTGAGAAGTTAATTGAGCTTAGTAAGCATGACGGTATGACGCTAGAAAAGGCAGCGAAGATGATTGCGCAGCAAATAGTGAAGGCTAATCCGGGTCTGATTCAAGAAGAGTCTGAGGAAACGGATTTAGTGCCATTCCACATTAAACAGCAATTACAGGAACAGTACAGCGTTATGGCGCAAGAAATGAATCAGAGTATGTTAGCAATGGAGAAGCGATTGAGTGAGCAAGCAAAGCAAAGTAATGAGGAAATCAAAGCGAGTGTAGAAGCGCATAATGAGCGAGTGGAAAAACGATTGGAAGCAAGAGATGAGACTTTGATGAAGACACTTCGCGAGATGCAGGAAGCGAAGAAAATGATGCAGGAATTTCGGGATGAGGTTGCTGCTGCGAAAGAGAAGAAAAAGCCGTGGTGGAAGTTCTGGTAAATCGCAAAACAACACTTGTACAATGGGGATAAACCTTTTTATATCAACATTTACAGTGTATTAAATATAGAAATATCCCTATTTCTAAATAGGGATATTTCTATATTTTTAAATCTCTGTTAAGAGCTTGAATTTCCTTTTCTGTTCAGGTGTAAGCTCGTTTTCTACATAACGATCTATAAGTAAGTCGATGATTTCATAAGTAAATTTTGTGTTTGTAAGCTTCATTAATACTTCAAGTTCTTCTTTGGATTGGTTAGAAATTTTTATGCTGCCTTGCTGATTTTTAAATTTCTTTTTCGGTTCAGTTGTTTCGTTTCTTTTTTCTTTTCTATCTACTTGTTTTTCTTCATTCTTAGGTTGAGAAGGAGCAGCTGGTACTTCATTATTTTCCACTACAGCTTGTCCTTGCTCTGGTACATAAGGCTCAGTAGGTTCAAAGTTACTTTTCTTTCTACCTAGTAAACCAGGAGTTCTCGCCATTTTACACACCAACCTTCATTTTTTCAAACATATCAATACGAGATAACAATTCATCACTAATCGTTTCGTATAGTTCAATTACATTCATATCATGTCTATCCTTTTCAGTAATACCATTCACATCAAATCGTTTAATACGTTCCATTTGAGGGACAATGTTTTTGAATAGGTTTTCTTCACCGAAAATTTCACGAGCATTTTCCATGATATATTCGTCAACCTTACCGTTGTTTTTTAATAGGACAGGAAGAACACCAACTACTTCAATATCAAGATCATATTGCTCTTTTAGCTTAATAAGTTCATTAACATAATTTTCAGCACCAGTTAGAGAACGCTCTTGAGTTTGCAAAGCAATTAAAACATAGTCAGAAGCGACAACGGCGTTCTTTGTAACTTCTAGTGACATTGGAGGAACATCGATAAATATGTAGTCGTATTTATGCTTAATCTTTTCAAGCAATCCTTTAAAGTAATGATCTTCTTCAGCTTCCGAAGAACAATTTTTATAAAGGAATTTTGCGAAGTCCTGAAAATCAACGTAAGAAGGAAGTAAATGTAAGTTCTCCATAATTTCCACTTCTAAGCCATCTAGGTTCCCCTCTTGTATTCCCTTCATTAATGTTTTTTCTACTGTAACAATTTCATCAGGGTTAAGAATGGATTTCGTTAACATTAAAGATTTTGTTGCGTTACTTTGTGGATCAAGGTCAACAAGTAATGTACGCTTGCCCTTTTTAGCAAATTCATAAGAGTTCAATACAGCATTTGTGGTTTTACCGACTCCACCTTTGTAATTACCTACAGTAATTGTAATAGCCATTTTTAACACTCCAGTTATATTATTTGAAATTTCCCTATATCCCTTTATAGAAATAGGGAAAAATAGAAATAGGGAATTAGGGATATTTCTAACTATAGAAATAGGGATATTTCTATATCTTTAAAGAAATTATAACAATGAAGTACGGTATATGCAATAGAATGATAGAATTAGTAATTAATAACAAAAACATTGGTATAAAAAGATTCTATTGATGTATGAAGTAGAAAGAGTTAAGAAATAAATATGTAATTCCGTAGAGAAGTTAGTAGGTAAAAAAATAACACGAATAGGGAAATATAGATATAGGGAAAAGGGGAAATATCCCTATATCTATAAGTGGAAATAGGGAAATAGGGAAATAGGGATATTATTCAAAAAGCGCGCAATTTCGCTGTTTACAAACAAAAAAGCTTGTTGTAACGTAGTACACAACAAGCATCATTTTACAAAACAAAACATATTTTGATAAATCAAATCTACATAAATAGATTGAGAAAAAACAATTGAATATGAACACAAAACAAAAAGCCACTCCTATGCTATCGGCTACCAACCGATAACAGGAATGACTTGTTCTAGCAAGTGTACCACCACTTGGCTAGATATAAACTGTATTCAACCACAGTGTTAACGTTTAAGTAGTGTACCACCACTAACCTTAAACAACTATGCCTTTTCACGAGGCTTCTTTGATATACCCATTTTATCTATTGTTTGGATAAATATCAACTAGTAAATACTAGTTTTGATTATTTTGTAGTCCAAAAGATATATACCGGGCATCTCTGAACCTAGAAGTCTTGTGAATGTACAGGCCATTTAGGAATTGGAGATGCCTTTTTGTTTTTTGTTCGCGTGGAATTGCCTGATACCACGTAAATAAAAACTGATAAGCTGTAATTCCGTGCTGCTATATATAGGGGGAACGTGTTACGGCGTGGCTAGCTGTTGGTCGTGCAGGGGGTACAGAGTATACGCCTACAAAAACAGCACCCCTCATCGGAATCCTGTTCTTTTGGTGAGGGAGGGCGAGAACTTGCCCAGGGACTGATTCTCTAAAAGGTTCGGGTGGTTATCGTTAGTATTACGGTGCTAGGGAGTACATTCAGTTTGTCGTGTAGGGACGATATTACAAGGACAAGCCATAGTAAAAGGGTGTATGCGGTGAAGATCGCTGAGTGAACAGGGTCTATACATACGGATACCATATAAGTGACCGCATGGCGAAAACAAGACGCTTATCCATCTATTTTGATCGATTGTTTTTTTGTGATCGTTCAAAGTAGGGGATAAATCTGCCTTCCAGCCGTGTTCCATAATCGTTCCCACATGATACAAACCCTCAAGACCTTCAGTCAAGTCTAATTACGAAGAAATGATGAAAAATATAGGATTGTTTAAGACTCGAGGGAATGACTAACTAAGATAGAGGAATAAATAAAGGATTTATTACTTACTTGGTTAGAAGATAAGGGGTTTGATGGTTAGAGTATGCCTTATTGCGGAATTAGGTTTTATCAATCAGATATAGTACGTGAAATTTAACTTGAATTTTAATTTATAAAAAGGAGAGAACATTGATGTTTTTTCGTAAAACTAAATTAAATGATTTAAAGAGGGAATTAGATGAGTTACAGAGAGAACTTTCTTTTTATAAAAAAAGAGATGTACAACAAAGAAGAAGTAATATACGTTGTGAAGAATATCCTAATATTTTGTTAAAAGACACTAATTATATAATCATTGATTTATTGGATGATATTCATATTACTGCAATCTATATTTATAAGCTAGATCGCCCTGCTGAGCAATGGATGTTTGATTTAGGATTTGAGCTTCGTTTTAAAAGTTTTGCTAAACTTATTGGAGAATTAGAATTCGGAACAATTGCTGAAGGTAAGGCAGAGATAAAAAGGCTTTATGTAAATGAGGAATACAGAAATCAAGGATTTGCTACATATATGATGAAAAAAGTAATAGCTTGGGGGCGATCTCAGGATTTTTTAGAACTATATTTGACTGCTTGTACTTCTGTATACAAACTAGGAAATGCGCTAAATCAAGATGAATTAGTTTCCTTTTATTGCAAATTAGGGTTTGAGAATATTTCTCCTAAATCAAATCGAATGACGTATAAATATTGTAATTCTGGTGTCAAAACTTAATAGGGGGGTTCAAAACATACTCTAAGCGAGTTATTGATGCTACCCTATAAAAAAAGTCATAATACAAAAAGAAAAGACACCCTAAGGTGCCTTCCTCCGACTTGAACCACTTTAATTTTAATAATATGTATTGGATGACGATCCGAATATTATTTTAGCACGTTAATTACTATTAGTCTTTGAGAAAAAAAGAAAAGCACTCTTCCGAGCGCTGGTACTTACTTCACTACTTTATCCATAGCATTTTTATATTTATTAAATTCTTTTTCTCCCATAGCACCGTTCATTTGTAAAAGGAAATTACCTTTAGTGTATGTGTAAGAGAATTGAATAGGTTCTGTATTCCCTAATTCATCAAAGTATCTTTTCGTTTCCTTTAGGTCTTTTTCGTTATCAAATTCGAAAATACGTCCACCTTTATTATCTCCAAACTTTGGTGTTAAAATTTGTTTCCCGTCTTTTCGGATATCTCCAAATTCCTTTTCAGGAAGATCACTGACATTTTCAGCTTCCAGTCCTGTTGCTTTAAATTCATTAATAATGCTAGTGGTAGTAATTGATGGATCGGTCTGCTTTGTTTCATTTTTACAAGCAGATAAACATATTAATAAAGCGCTAAAAATTAACGCGCATATTAACCTTTTACTCATAATTCATTTCCCCCGTATATATATTATGTAAGATTTACTTATCGTATCATAGCAAATTCATATATATCAACTTGTCATATTTTGTCGAACGAAAATAAAAAAAAGAGAGCCTAAGCCCTCACTGGAAAGATTGGTAATATTATGTTAAATTTTACCTCTATATATTGGAAATCATTTCTTTTATGATGAAACCAACAGAAGTACAGCTTGACATTTACATCATAGAATATTTTTGTTGTTTTGCAGCATTTCCACGTATAACGAAACCTGCTTAGCAAAACGCCCTTTCTGACGCCCATCAAGCTCCTCATAAGCTTTTTTGACGTCACTTTGTAGCAATGCCAGTAACGCATCATCTTGCTCGTTCTCGAAGTTTAGGAGCGTGTCTGTAGAAATACGGAAAATCGACGCTAAAGTTTTGATGCTCTCAACATCTGGCTGGTGTCGATCTGTCTCCCAATGTTTCATTTGACCGTGGCTAAAACCGTATTTTTCAGCAAACTCCTCTTGTGTTAAACCTGACTTTTTTCTAAAATATTTAATAGTTTGGCCTAATGTTCTCATAATTCGAGTATAGTTATCCGACCATCTATATACCACAAAAGTTAGATATACTAACAAAATAGATAAAAAAGTTAGGGGTGTACGAAAAATAAATTTTATATAGAACAAATGTTTGTTTAGTGGTAAAATATGTACATGAAGTCTTAATACGTCTCATGCATTATTGCATATTTTATTTTTATGTCAATTGAGAAACCTTGTTGTACAGGGGTTTCTTAACTTTCTCAACAATTGTCAGGTAACTCCATGACCGAATTTTGGGAAATTTGTGTTATTATGAAAATATTAAAATAAACGGACGTAAAAAAGACTCACAGCGTGTACAAGTAGTGCGCTAACACTCTTATACCGCTTTCCCTACCTCAGCTAGGGAAAACACTTACTGCAAGTCTTACATAAATTATAACACATCTTTTGAATGTAGTGACGCGTTTTCCTTTAAAAGTTAAAAACTGGGTATAACGTGTCTTTTGTTCCGAAAAAGGGGAGCAATTTTATGCAAAAAGTGTTGAACAAGATATCCGATGATATGAATAGCAAGAACATCAATAGAACCCAACTGGTGAAGAGAATAGATATTGATGGAGCAACATTATCAAGATTCTTAAAAGGTAAACATCAACTTGTTTTCAACAAATACGGTGTTATTTTAAAAGAAGTGTATCCAAATGATATTAAAGCAAGAAGGAGTTTTTGTCGCAAATATTCTAGTGTCTTGAAAAGGCAAGGGAACAAAAAGATTGCAGTATATTATTTATTGGCACATGGGGAATTAGATACCGTATCAGAGTTGTTAAATGAAACAACAATTAAACAAGATTGGGAAAAGGCATGCAGATTAATATATCTGCGTTATAAAGGTGATTTATCTGGAGACGGGCTGTTAAAGGTTTATGAAGAAAAATTAGAAGGAATTAAGTCCAAAAGCGTTGAATTTGAGATTCTCAAGAGTATAGTTCTTCTTCACATTAGGTATGACCAGAAAAACTATAAGTCGATGATTCGACTTTCTGAGGAATTACATGAAAAGGTCGAAGAGTTAGAGGATAATTACGCTAAGTCCTTTTTAAAATTTAAAATACAAGAAGCTACTATTTATGGATTGTTAACATGTAATGAAATACCAAGATTAAGAAGCATATGCCATGAAATAATCAATGATGATAATTCAGATATGCTATTCCCTATTTTTAAAGCAACAGCGTATGGTGTACTAGGAGAGTCGTATGTCTTTACAGATTATCACAAGTCATTAAGGTATTTAAATGCTGCTGCAAGCATTATAGTAAATGGACCAGGCAATCAAATGATGAAACGAAAAAATATGATATTGAATACGATTGACTTCTTAAAGATACATTGGAAGGTAGATCTGAGCAGTATCCAACCTAAAGATGAAGTTGAAAAGGCTTATTTAGAAATACAAAAAGGTAACGCACAAAAAGCAATAGATATATTAGAAAATGTATTGAAATCTAAAGGGAAACTGGGTGCTTTTGGCTTAACTTATCTAGGGATCGCAAAGGGGAACGACCCGCAAATATTAAGTGATGCCTTGGATTTATTCGAGCGCTCTTCCGATATTTTTTATTCGTATTTAGCGAAGAAAAATCTAGGCATAATGTCCCAAAAATGCTATAATTTAGTTGGGTGATGCTAAATGAAAAAAGTACTATCGCTAATCACAAGCGTAGCGTTAGCTGGCGGTTTTTTATTCGCTCCTGCTGACAACAAAGAGCAACCAAAACAAGTTGCTGAAGAAACACAAAATACAATTATGTATATGTCCGATCCTGGGACAGGCATTTAATTTAATAAATAGATAGTAATGACGTCTTCTCTTGCAGAAGGCGTCATTATTCATTTTCGGGGTTCTTGAACTTTTTATCAAAAAAGAAGTAAAGTTCAATGAATGTGAATCGTTTCACAAACTACTATGAAGGTACTGGAGGATGTTGGGGATGGAAAAGTATACAGAATTAGAAGTGTTAATTAGTAAAGCAAAGAGTGGGGATCAAGAAGCAATCGTAGCTTTAACTGCAATTATGGAGCAAATGGAACAATTCCAATAGGAAGTTTAAATAAAAAATAGACGATTGTTAGCTGAATATCGCCATCAATCGTCTAAACTGTTTACTGCACCTTTAATCATGTTCAATATTAGTTTTTGTTTATCTTCATCAAGTTTTTCTATCTTGTTGATCATATCGTGTAATTCTGTTTTAACCTCTGATGATTGACTTTCATCTAGGTTTTTATAATTAGAAAGTCCCATCACATAGTCTGCCGATACATTACCTAAGTTTGAAATCTTAGACACAGTATCTCTAGAAGGCTTTTTCTTACCTGATTCAATTAAGGATACCATTCCTTTACTTACTTCAATAGCATCAGCGAAACTTTGCTGACTCATAGCTAAGTTACTCCTGATGTCTTTAACACGAATACCAATAATGTTTTCTATCATATTAAAACTCCCCTTTAATTGGACTACTATAAGTAGTTACCTCATATAAAATGTAACAGAAAAGTTTACTCAAAGACAACTTTTATTTTTATTTTATGATTTTTTTAAAATTATATGTTTACTTTAGGTAAACCTTGTTATATAATCAAATCAACGAAACGAATAAAGGTGATTAAGATGGCGAAATTAAATACGCAAAGGGCTAAACAGATACGGTTGCAACTAGGTTATAGTCAAGAAGAAGTAGCTAAACACTTAGAATGTACCAAAGGATCTTACTGCCAAATGGAACTTGGTTATCGACAGCCTAGTCTTGAAAAACTAGGAAGATTATCGAAGTTATACAAGGTATCGACAGATGAACTTTTAGAAATAAGTTAACTATAGGTAGTCAAAAAATTTTAAAGTTTAGTTTACCTGAGGTAAACTAACGAGGAGGAAAGAAAATGAATCAATTAAAAGTTGTGCAGCATCCAGTTAGTGAGTTGGTTTTCACAAAAGATAATGAAGTTGTAACTGATAGCACAATCGTAGCTGAAGTTTTCAACAAACGTCATGCAGATGTTTTGAGAAGCATTGAAGCATTAAGTTGCACAAAAGAATTTAGCGAACGAAATTTTTCGTTGGCTGAATACAGAGATGTGCAAGGCAAACCGAGACCTAAATACTTACTTAAACGAGATGGTCTTATGTTCCTGGTGATGGGTTACACGGGAGAAAGAGCAGCGCAAATGAAAGAATCCTTTATAAACGAGTTTAATCGAATGGAGCAATACATTAAACAGCAAATGTCTCCATTACAAATGATTAACATTATGACATCAGAAATGATGAATCATGGTGATCGGTTAGGGAAATTGGAACAAACGGTAAACGAACGAATGACAGTGGATTACAGCCAACAACTTTCTATTAAAAATGCAGTGGGTCGCAGAGTATACAAACTTTGGGAAGATGGAACAGTCAACCAAGCAGTACATGATAACAAAAAGAAATTATTTTCAGCGATTTGGAAAGATGTAAAAGCAGCATTTGCTGTAAACAGTTATTGCAACATCCGCCAAAAAGACTTCGATGAAGCTATTTCTTACATAAACGCATGGCGTCCAAGATTGGTATAAGGAGGCGGTTTAAATGATGGAAGAAAGTACATTCTCACATTTAATGATACTAGTAGCGGTTATCGGTCTTGCAGGATTCATTCAGCTTATGGAGTTCATAAACAAACGTTTGATTAAGGATGATAAGTGATGGATAGACAGCAACGTGACAAAGATGAAAAAACAAACATCATCAAAATGATACGTGATTTAAGAGCTAGAGGGATACATAACAGCGCAGATAAGGTTGAGGAAATGCATAAGGAGTTTATAACTCTAGCTAAATAAATGATAAAGGGGAATAGGTAATGAACAAGGATATTCAATTTTTAAAGGAATTGCAGCAAGAATTAAAAACGCAGGAAATTGACAATCAAGCATCACCACGTTTTTGGGTAATCAGGGATTATCGATTTGTTCCAGGAAACGATAAATATGACAGTGGGCATGAGGAGCGTATCTTTAACGATGGTGATCATGTTAAATTTCATAATTTCAGTGATTTGAAAGAGTTCTTGGAAGATTATTATGGGGAAGAAATTGAGGAAGACGAATCATTAGTGTCGCTTATCAATGATGAAAGCGAGAACTTCGATGAGTTATGGGAGTATGTAGAAACTAATTTAAACGATGATGGTTTCTTTGATGCAGTTTTTGTTAAGGAGGAAGAATTTATCGTTCCTGACACTATGTTCATAACAAAAGCAGAAGCGAAACGCCACATTGAATCAAATCGTCATCACTATACATCAAAAGCTCATACGTACGCTATGACGGCATGGCGAGCGCCTAAAGTGGAGCGATTACTAAATATATTAGAAAACTTTGATTGGGATTCGCTTACTTCTAAATAGGACAAGCCTTCGCTTGTCGGAATATTCAGGAACTACATAAAGCCTACCTAACAAGGAAGGTGCCCCCACCAACACAACTGTTCCTGGGTATTCTGATGCGCGAAGCATCCAAACAAAAGAAAACCAGTCGATTACGCCTAATCGACTGGTCCGTGAAACTATAGATTATTATGTACCTCTATTATAACAAGGTCATTTCTTCTAAGTAAATAAGGAGTGAAAGCCTATGTTAGATAAAAATCAATCAAAAGTCGTCCTTCCTTCATGGGTATGGGAGGGCGCGCGAAACGAAAAAGAAGTAAAAACAAAGGCGATTGAGTACATTACTCCTGATCGCTATCCAGGATACAAAATCATTGAGATTCAAGGCGATATAGCGTTATGCGAAAGGGAGAATGCGTGATGTTCCAAGTGCCAGTAAGACGTGGATCAATGAAAGAAATGCTAATAGCAGTTCGTGATTTAGAAAAACGAGGTTATGACTACGTAACACAAATCAAAACGGTATATAAAAGCGGTAAGTTTTATGAACAAAGTGGTAGAAGTTTTCAAGGTAAACATGAATTTAGAACAATCGGCTACGTGGATAATGTCAGCTACGAATGTTGGATGAAGAAGGTGGACTAAATGAATTTTATTGATAAACGAAAAGGATTTTTCATGATAGAGAATGATGCAATAGACAATTGCAATTTGGATGTTTACGAATTTAAAGCCTACGCAGTAATCGTAAGGCATGCAAATCGAGATACGCAATCAGCATTCCCTTCTTTAACAACTTTAACTGAGAAAGTCGGATGTGGAAGAAAGAAAATAGTGCAATGTATCAAGTCATTAGAAGAAAAAGGTTATATCCAAAAGGTCAACAGGAAGGATGATCAAGGAAATAACTTATCCAATATATATTATGTTCTTCCTACCCCTAGTATCTCACGGAAACTAGTAGTGTCTGACGGAAACCAGGGTAGTGTCCCAGAGAAACTAGGGGTAGTGTCTGAGGGAAACACTAACAATACTAATCTTAACAATACTAATTTAACAAAAAGTAGTAGTAAGAATCCCTTCTCATTTTACGAAAGTAACATTGGAGTATTAAATCCATTCATGGCAGATGGCATAGATCAGTGGATTAAAGATACAAACGAAGAACTTGTTATAGCGGCTATGGAACGTGCATTAAAGCAACAGAAGAAATGGAATTACGCTGAAGGCATCTTAAAACAGTGGGCTAACAATAATGTGAAAACAATACAAGATGTAGAATCTTCAGAAGCTAAATACAAAAACCGAAATAAAGGGGCGAAACATAATGATCCAATTGCAAGCAACGGAGCAGTTTACTACGAAAAAACTGAATTTGACTTCTAATATGTGTGAAGTATGTAAAGCTAAAGGGATTAAGCAGAGAACAATGATATTCCAAGGCGAAGAAGTTTGTCCTAAGTGTTATTTACAAAGAGACCACGATAGATTGTTTGAAGAGTGTAACCAGTATTACAAGGGAGAGGAGGAAAGAAGAAGAAAAGCTTACTTTCATAATCACAGTTTAATTAGTGATCCGACAATAATGCAAGCGACATTCAATAGCTTTATTCCAGAATGTGATGAGGAAGTAAGTAATAAAAAACAAGCACAAATGCATGCTAGTAATTTTATAAAAAATATGAAATACACAGTAGTGGCTTCAGGAGATGCAGGAAGAGGAAAAAGTCATTTGATGCATGCTATTGCTGAAGAAATCAACGAGAATGGAAAGCAAACAGTCGTGTTTATAAGTGAAAGTGTATTGTTTAAGAAGTTAAAATCCACATTCAATAAGAACTCGGATTTATCAGAAGACCATTACTTACAAAAAATAATTGATGCCGACGTTTTGATAATTGATGATTTTGGTTCAACTTTAGGAGATTATCGGGACATTAATTTAAAAGCATTTGAATTTCATAAAGCTCAAGGAGAAGGAGATATTACGAGTCTTCAAAGGGCAACAAAATATATGAATGATACGTACATGACTATATTCGATGGAAGACAAGGGAAAGCGAACGGAATCGCTACAAATCTAATAGGACCAGCTATCTCATATTGTTACGATCAACGAATTACATCCAGAATACTTGGTTGCAAGTCCGCTTTGACGTTTAAAAACACTCCGGATAAGAGAAGGAAGCCATTACCTTTCTAAGTTAAACAAAGGGGGAATTAGAATGCTATTTGAAGATGTACAAGCTCCATCCAAGCCATATTGTGATATTTGTGGCGCAGCAATCGATAACATCGACATTCATGAGGTTCATATTGAAGAAAAAAAGATTACAGCTTGCTCGGTGTGTTACGGTGATCCAACTGTAAGAAGAATTGAAACGAAAACATTGTTCGACTTAATCAAAGTAATGGGAAAACGTTACGGGTACCGTAAGAGCATAAGGGAAGTACACCAGTTAATTGAGGAAGAAAAAATCAGTATTAAAATTGATGTACTTGAAAAAATGGAAGGGCAGTTATTGCGACAGCCAACAGGTAAAAAGATTGAATTTTCAGACAAAGAATTACTATACATCTTCAACAAACTGCGTTTAAACGTTGCTAGTCATAATAACATGGCTTTTGCAGTAGCTCAGATTTCAGAACATGGACTCGAAGTTGTAATAAGAAAGGATGACGATTATGTGCGCGTGTAACGGAACAGGAGTAATTCAGAACGATATAGGAACGGGTATGTATCAATTCGCACCATGTATTTGCGAAGCAGCGAATCAAACGCCTGATGAAGTGGACAGAAAGCGTCATGCCGTTATGGCGAGACTAAGAGCAATTCATCAATTACAAATGGAGGGGAAATGGGATGGGGAAATTCGAAACGGCCGAACAGCTTGAAAATTACACAATGGCACAACAAACGAAAAAGTATATGACAAAGAAACGACGCAACTTGTATATCCCTCTTGAAAAGTATGATCTCGTATTTGATGAAAGTGAAGTAACCCGCATGAAGGAATTATGGAAAGATAACAAAACGTTAGCGGAAATATCTGAAGAAATGGGACGTCACGAAAACGAAATAGTGGTTCTTATTCTTGACCAGAGCGATAAAAAAAGAATTAATAAACGTCCAATGGGGTTAGGTGCATGAAACAACTAACACTTGAGGATGTTGTAGGAAGTTTTGACTACTCAGCAAAGAGCACAGCAGAGCAATTCCTAGCGAAGACACATGGTATCCCTACTTATACTGTGGATTTCTTTGATAAAGACCTGAGACAAAAACTACGTTGGTTTGAAGCGAAGTCCAAGAGCGAAGCTGAGGGAATGGCTAGAAAGAAATATGGGCAGATACAGATTGTTAACACGTACATCTCAGATCGGACTCTGAAAGAAATTATGGAGCTAGATTAAGAAAGGGGAATGGGGATGGATTACGAAAACTCAGTTTCAAAACTCGAAGGAGTGTTATTGCTTGGGAAGATGACTTCTAAAGCAAAAGAGGATATCAAAGAAGTTATAAATATGATGAATGAAGTTTTAGAGAAACAACAGGTTCGTGATCGTGCAGGGGAGTTAGGATTACAAACATTTTATAACAAGGCCTATATAAAGAAAGATTTGATGAATAGCATGAATGCCTTTTGTGGTCATCCGAAGGGATACGAAATGGCTAGTGACGATTTGAAAAAGATGCAAGGGATGCAGGAAGACATCCTTCATATGTTAGAGCTATTTGAAGATGATGATGAAATGTTAATGAAGCATATGAAAGATTTAGTAGTGATTCGCAAACAAAGAAGACTTGCTAAAGATTACATGGAACTGACTAAGCCGATCAAAGTATTAATTAGCAAATATCCAAACATCGGAAAATAGTTAAAACAATGCCTTAAAAGTGTAAGAGAAGTGCAAGAACAAATTCGGACTAGAAAATACACACCTCGTGAATTAACTGCTATGGAAGGAGCGTTTAAAAAACTAGAAGTAGTTTAGGAGGGGGAAGGAATGGCTTTAAATCGTTGGTTAACGGAAGAAGAACGAGCAAGAGCAGCAACTAACGGAATAAGTACAAAAACGCTATACTATCGCCTTTATAGATCAGATAAGTGGGAACTGGAAGAAGCTTTAACAGCGCCGCCAGGAACGGTTAGACATAGTTATAAAGGAGAATACACTGAATGGCTCGAGATTTCCGCTAAAAACGGAATAGGAAAGGACACGTTTTATAGTCGGTTAAATGGCGGATGGAGCCACTATGACGCTGCAACAAAACCTGTTAAAAGAAGAAATAAATTAGCGAAGAAATGGTTAGATATTGCTAAACAAAATGGTATTGGTTACCAAACGTTCATGTCTAGGATTAACACTCGTAAGTGGGATGCGGAGAAAGCGGCTACGACTCCAACAATAAACACAGGAAGACGTTGCTCAGTAAAAGTTAAGGAGGAAGCGGTTCTATGAAGTACAAAGCGGTGCCGACGGATAAAGATTACGAGATTGCAGCGCGTAACGGAATATCAAAAGCTAACGTGAATCAAAGGGTATACGGCTACCATTGGAGTATAGAACGCGCTATAACGGATCCACTCCAAAACAAAAAAGGAAAAGAGAATAATAGGACTTTGGTATTCCTTGCTGAACAGAACGGAATTAGCGCTTCCACTTACTACAGAAGGATTAGAGGCGGAATGTCAGAAATCGAAGCAGCAACGAAGTTAAAAAAACATGAAGTGTATCTAAAGATAGCGTTAGAAAACGGGATTAGTGAAAATCTCTACCGCAAAAGGGTAGAAAGAGGAATGACTCAATATGCAGCGGCAACAAAGCCGAAGGACAAGCGTGGTAGCGCGAAAAAGAAGCAAATCAGTTAGGAGACAAAATGGACAGGCAAGACGTTTTAATAGAATTATTGATTCGGAAAAATATATTCAAGCTAGCCGACGGGCGCGACTTGTTTGAAGGGAGTTGCGAGGAACTGGCGGGGCTACTAAAAGGAGACGGGGAGAATGACGGAGATTAAGTATAAAGCGTATGTAAAGGAATTGAATTTGGTATTGCCAGTAATTTCAATACAATTTGATTTCAAAAAAGTAGAAGTGCCAGCGACATATTCGAAGCATATTGATACGGAATATTTCAATTTTGAACAAGTGGAGTTAATACAGTACACAGGATTAAAGGATTCAAAAGGAAACGGAATTTACGAAGGTGACATTGTAAAAATTAGTAATCATCCATTCCAAGGTTCAATTGATATAAATGGGAACTATGAAATTTACTATAACGAATATATGGAACTAAGTTGTGGTGGTTGGTACCTTCACAGAATGAAATATTGGGCTGAAGTGGTCGGAAACAAGTTTGAAAATCCAGAGCTATTACAGGGAGGTAATAAGTAATGAGAGAAGCGATTGAAGAGTATATCGAACAGTTACAGTTATCGGCAGTGGAGAACAGAAAGGAAGCTGATACAGCTTATGATAACGATGATTTAGGGTTATCTGGTTTTTATAAAGGACAATGGATTGCGAATGAAAAAAACAGCAGTAGCTTTAACAACTATCTTATCTAAATACAAGGAGGAAGAACAATGAGGTATACACGTAATAGACAGTTAAAAAAAGCTAACGAGGATTATTTTCATGAGTTAATCAAAAAGAATTTCCCTATAGGGTTTATCAAAACAGATTTAGATCCTACATTCAAATGGCACCGAGAGTATAACAATGTGAGCTTTAACACTAAAATATATTATCCTCATGAGCATATAACAAAGCTATTTGTTGACCTATACAGACAAGACTCAGTTTATTACTAAGGAGGAAGAAAAATGAATTATACAGAGCACGGCACTTATGAAATTACTAAATTACTAGCAGAAGCAAAGGAGAATGAAGAGAATGGCAACTAAGATCGTTATGTACACAGGCAATTCTTGTTCGAAATGCATGAGAGCGAAAGCGAATTTGGAAAACCTACCACCGGAAATAAAAGAAAATGTTGAATTGATTGAAAGAAATGTAGATGAAAATGAGCATGATTATAAATTTTTAACGGAACAATTAAAATCGAATTCGCTGCCTACGTTTCTTATTAACCCGGAAGAAGGTTCGACGGATTATAAACCGTTAATTGGATTTGATGAAAATATTGGAAAAATAATGTCAGCGGTAGGTTTGTAGGAGGGATTGCATGAAGAAAGAAACCAAAATACAGCTGGAAGGTGAGCTTAAAAAAGTAGAAAGCGATATTAGTAATCTGGAATATCATCTAGTCATGATGGATGGTGAAAATCAGAAGACGAGGAAAGCTTTAGAAGAGCTGAAGAATCAGAAAGAGAAATTGAAAAGTTACTTATAAGGAGCGGGACGGAATGAATTTACGAGTGAAGATTAAACGAGTAAAAGATGTGGAATTGCCAAGATATGCGAAACCAGGAGATAGTGGTTTCGATCTAGTCGTAGCGGAGGACACAGTTATATGGCCGGGCGAAACAAAGGTCATTCCTACTGGATTAGCCTTTGAGATTCCACCGGGATATGAATTGCAAGTACGCCCGCGTAGCGGTATGACGCGTAATACAAAGTTAAGAGTTGTTCTTGGTACGGTGGATAGTGGTTACCGTGGAGAAGTTGGGGTGCTAGTTGATAATACTGAAATTCCTAAAACGACCAATATGCAAGCGCAAGTGATTGAAAAGGGTACTCGCATCGCTCAAGGCGTCATAGCGCCAGTGGAAAAAGCTCATTTTGTTGAGGTGGACGAGCTATCGGATAGTGAACGTGGAACAAATGGATATGGATCGACGGGAGTAAAGTAAGACAAAATTTGAATTTTATTAAGAAATGGAGAGATTGAAATGATTAAAGAGAAAACACTTATGAGTAGTAATAAATATAAATACCAACATATGAATATCGAAGTTTTGGAACGAGATGGCGATAATGTTTGTGCTTTCAGTGCATCTTTTGTACATGTTGAACTTAATGGCAGAATTAGTCCTGGTCTAATGGAAGTTAATAAAACACTTTGGGATCAACAGTCCAATAAACGTCCGAAAGGGTTCTGGGTATTAAGGACTGTCAGAAAGGACGATGGAACAACAACTACTGTATTAGCTTCAGATAAATGGTTCTTTGAAACTTTATCACCAGAAGAACGAAAAGTCTTTGAACAACGATTAGATAAAGAAATCGGTAAGCAATCTTAATAAAAGCGTTATTTTAATCGAAAAGGGGAATGAGAGATGGAATACATTGAAAAAGCAATTGAGGAAATTAAAAATGAATGGTTTGCAGATCATGTGGCTGAAATAAAAGGTGAAGAAGGGTTACAAGTAATTCAATTTGGAACGCCAGGGACAAGCATGTACAGAACTAAATATGTATTATCCGGATCAAATGTATTTATTTCTGGTGATATTGGCGAGGCGGTTTATACATTAACTTGTGCAGCAACGCCAGCTAACATAAAAGGGTTTAACCTAAGTTATTTTACAGGTAAATTACAAGCATATTGCGGTGAACGTTGGAATTTTGATAGTAAAAAAGCTAAAAAAGAACTAAATGAGTATTGGGAAGAATACGACATGAACGATCAAGAAGAAGATAGCGAAGATATGCGAATGAAGATATTATCTGCAATTAATGAAAGTTCATCAATGAGTGAATACCAGTATTGGTTACATGATGCATATCATACTACTTCAATGGATTCTGACACAATATCAGATGTTAGTGATTTTGGGAAAAGGCTTCCGTATCGTTTAATTGGTTACTGGTTAGGGTTACAAATGGCAATTGAGCAATTAGAGAAAAGTAAACATGCAGCAGAAGCAGTTGCTTTATAACAAAATAGTTATTTTGGAGGGAAAGAGAGATGGGTACAGTTACAAATCATGTACTAAGTCAAATTAATGCGGAATGGCAGCAACAAGGAAATGATGCTTATGCGTTTTTAACAAACGTCCTACTTTGTCCGTTTCTATACAAACAGCTTGAAGATGAGGGGATTTTAGAAAAGCAAACAGATCAAGATGAAGAGTGGTTTGTTTTTGATCCGAATAAATTTAATAGCATTGAGAATGGAAATTACTTTGAAATTTTAATCTATAGGGAAGAGATAGATGAGTTAATAGCATATGAATTTGAGTGATTTATAACAAAATTCTTATTTGGCAGGTGAATGTGATGAAGTTTAAACCAATGACTTCAAAAGAATTGAATGAGTTTGGCCAGACATTTGCTACAGGTTTTGCAGCTGGTATTGAGAAGTCGAAAAGAGGAATGGAAATGAAAGTTAGATTAGCAGACTTAGAACCAGGTAAGTTATTTAGATTTGGAGACACCATTGGATTCAAAACAGAATATAGAACAGGCGGAGCAATTGAAGCTTTTATTGTCGGAAGCGGCGAAATGTTTTGGGGCGGAACAAGTACAGCGCAAGAGCAAAGAGAATTAATGGTGGAGCCAATTGACTTGAAAGACTTGGTGTAAAACTAAACAAAATCTTTATTTTATTAGAAAAGGGGAATGAAAAGTGAACAAAGTTACCATTAAATTCGGGCAAGGTGATAATGCTTGGAAAGAAAAGAATGCGGTTGTCGAGTTTTTAGGTGAACGTGGGTATGATATGCAGCCATATGAAGAGATTGGAGTAATTCATTTAACAAAAGGGATTAACGAAGAACCAACAGAGTTCTCTGACAATGTTTTTGATCATCGTCCAAACTTAGAAAATTTAAAGGCAATTGGTAAAGAAAATGACTTTATGTTTCAAGCGTTAGCGTACATGGGTCACGCATCTCATTTCATGAGTTGGGCTAATACGGTACTGGAACTCGTGGAGGAAGTACCGGAACAGTTAAAACAAGATATCAAGAAAGTGCATTCTGGCATCTGGGAAATGCAAGAAAAATTAAGAGAATATAAGAAAGAGGATGATAAGTAATGGAAGAAATCTTAGTGCAAGGGAACATAACTGAAGATTTAAAAAGATTAGGGGTTAATGCAAAGCTAACATACGGTAATGAGAATACATCGTACCAAGTATATGAAGTTTCGGATGAGGACTTTCAAAAGATAAGTGATGATGCAGATAACAGGGATTTAGGAGATGGTCATTGGGAAAAAGGTGGTTGGCGCTGGTGTGAAGGGAGTAATCAAGGAGAGCCAAATGCGACACTAATCGTTAAGGGTAAGGAATTACGTTGCTGGGCAGAACCAGTTGAAGACGATGAAGAGGAAGAACCTTATTACAGCGACTATATAGATTTACTGGAATATCTCGAAATGGAAAAAGGTTGTTCTTCTTTCAAAAATGTGTGTGCGTTAGCTAAAGACTTAGCAAAATACAACAATATGACAATGTCTGAATTATTCAGAAAGTATCAAGGGTGGGATAAAGAAAACTAAACCAAAACGCTATTTTATACAATAAAACAGCTAGCGTGATTAGCTAGCTGTCCTGGTAAGAAAAGAAAACGGTGCTTATCAAATGTTGCTGTTGTAATTGCGCGTTACAACTATAGTATGAGCAGAATCGAAAATATTATGCAAAAAAGAAAACCAAATAAAAACTTCATTTTAGTAGAAAGCGAGGTGGTGATATGAGTCTTACTTTTATAGATTTATTTGCAGGTGTGGGCATGATGAGAATTGGATTAGAACAAGCCGGACATGCCTGTATTGGTTTCTGCGAATGGGATAAACCTGCAAGGAAAACATACGAAGCAATGCACGATACAGAAGGGGAGTGGACGGAACATGATATCAGAAACGCAAAAGGAACTACTATTCCGTCAGTGGATATTTGGACAGCCGGATTCCCTTGTACGGATATTTCTAAGAATGGAAAGCAAAAAGGACTTGCAGGAGAACGATCCGGACTATTTACAGAAGTTATCCGGCTCATCAAAGAAGTACCTGAACATAAGAAGCCTGCCTACCTGCTCTTTGAAAACGTTGATAACACATTATCAGTCAATAAAGGATGGGACTTTGCCCGTATTCTCACTGAAATGGATGGAGTCGGGTATGATGCGGAATGGGATGTTATCACCTCAACAGAGGTTGGAATCCCTCAAAGAAGGAAAAGAATATTCATTGCAGGATATCTTAGAGGATCAGGTGTCCGACGAATATTTAGTTGATATAGAAAAGAACAGCTGTATTTTAGAAGTAACGAAAGACTATGTAAAAGTGAGACAGGCTACTAAACAAGGATATGATATCGGTGTTGTTGGTGACGCTATTAATATAGCGGTACCAACATCTAAGACACGCAGAGGTCGCATAGGTCACGGTGTAGCGCAAACATTACTTAGATCCAGGGAGCAAACTACTTTACGTGACGGGAAGTTATACTGGCTCACTGAAAGAGAATCGTGGCGATTACAAGGCATACCGGACCAATACTTTGATCGAGCAAAAGAAGTAACATCACCAAATCAATTATATGCACAGGCTGGAAATGGGTTAACTGTTAATATAGCGAGATTTATTGGCGAGAGAATGGGGTATATAGAAGATTAGTATAAAAATTTCATTTTGTATTAGTTTAAAACCAAAAAAGAGTGCTTTATAAAGTGCCCTTTAAGGAAAAAGTGAGATACTGAAAAGTAAATTAGGTTTTTTTGCTTCGAGATAATATATGACCACTTCATCATAATGTGACGATGAATCACAAAAGAGCAGCTAGCAAAAGCTAACTGCTCATCTCCAAGGGGGAATGGAGAAACTATCATGTTGTTTATATTATTGACGAAATATTGAGTTTTATTCAGGGGATTTATTAATTATGTAGGTTACATGAGAAGCCCTATTAACATCCAAGCTGCCCCGATTAGAATTAAAGTTTCGAATGTAATCCAAAATTTTCTCTTTTCTGGTTTTTGAAATTCTTTAATTACAGAAAATACGGCACTTATTCCTACAAGAGTGAAAAGAACAATTCGGATCGTATCAGTCATTTGCATCACCACCTAAGATTTGAATAGTTTAATTATATATTAATTACCATTTTGTAGAAACTTAATAAAATAATCCTTTTAATAGAAAGGCGGTATGAAAATGAGAGTTATCGAATGGATATTTGAACTTTATATAAATTGGCTAACTCAATTCTACGAATGCATAGTGCAAGTGTGGGAATGGCTTGTATCACATCCAAAAATCACATACTCAGCACTTTTATTATTGTTACTATTACCGCCAATCATACGTGTTATTAGATAGAAAGCGAGGTTAGGAAAATGGGAATGAACTTAGAAGGTATGAAATTCTTTATAGAAACACCCGATGGAGAAAGTGTGGAAATAAAGGGTGGTGTTCAAGAAGTCAGTATTGATTCCGATAAGGTAGTTGATTCTGGTTTTGATTTTGATTTCGGAAAAGAATACAGCGGTACTTTCGCCTATGAAGAACCACAAAATATAAAAGTACTGAAGAAAATAGGATTTACAGATCGACAAGCGTGGAATATTCATTTACGTAAAGGCGAGAGCTGGAAAGAGAATAAAAATCTTCTTGTAGGAAGCGAGGAATAAAAATGGGACAAGGAAACAGAGGAATGGCTTTTGAGAAGCTTATCAATCTATCGAATGAAATGTATCAAAGAGAGGGAGTGGCGCTTATAAACAAGCGTCCGACTCCTGTGAAGGTATTAAAAATGGTTTATGGCCGTGTAAAAGATGGATATTATGAATCTAAAAGTACAGTAGACTATGACGGCGTATATAAAGGACGAGCTATAGCGTTTGAAGCGAAGTCTACAAATGAGATAAATAGATTTGATTTAAAGAATGTCGCGCAGCATCAATTGGATTACCTGGAGAAAGCGGAGAAAATGGGAGCTATTTGTTTCTTCCTTATTGGATTTACCAAGGATCAGTCAACATTCGCGATACCGTTGTCAGTTATTCAATCTTATGTAAGGATGTCTCATCAACCAAAAGGAAAGAAGTCGATACCAAGAGCAGACTTTGATATTTATGGGTACTTAGTAGAACAGACAGAACGAGCACCAGTGGATTACTTACAATACGTAGATGAAGCAGTAGCACCAGTTATGTTTGATGGCATGATTCAATTTGATCAGGATCATAAAAAAGTTGCGAATAACATTGAAGCTGCAAAAGAGAAGATGGCCAACAAGAAACGTAAATTATTAAAGGCTTGATGGATAATGGAACCATGCAGAGTGGATGGTGGGGGCTACTCGCTATGCATGTTTCCCTTATTCAACAATGAGATAGTAAAATTTCACGTACCTAATGTGAATGTAAAAAGACAAATTCGAAATAGGGGGATTCCTTCATGGAGAGACAATTAACATTATTACCAGCTGTAGATGATAAGAAAGTACAAAAGGAAGTAGTAAGCGTATTAAAAGAATACAGAGCACTTAAGATGCGGTTTAGTAATGATGTGGAGCAGGAAGGAATTAGTTTGTTCCCTGAGTTACGTGATTCAAGGAATACGAGTAAATGGAAGGTGCAGCAGGTAGAGAAAGCACTTAACAATTTATTAGATGAAGATGAACGTAATATTGTTGAGCGTAAGTTTTTAACTAACGAGAGAGTAAAAGATTCAGATGTTTATCATGATCTATTACTCAAGAAGACATATTTCTACGAGAAGAAGCAGAGTGCGGTTAAATTGATTGCTACAGCGCTAGGAATCATCTAAAAATAGCGAACAAAACGCGAACTTTTTGGGGGACTAAATAAAATGCTAAAAATTATAAATTATATGTACAAGCCCTTTGACAATCGCATATCGAAGAGGATTAACACTCCTATTGGTGAATGTTCTGATGCGAGAATGTCACGGTAACGTATACCGCATAGTAGGGCGGGCGAGGCGGTAAGAACCCGCGTTAAGACGATAAGACCAATGAATGTATAACAATGACATATTCCAGTGTGGCGGGTGTGAGATAACTCGCATTCGTCATGCTGTTTCTATTATGTTTAGTGATCAGCTCAGAGACCGCCATGTCCTCTGGGTTGATAGTGAACATAAAATTTCACCTTTCTTATTCTTTGTTAACGTCTTTCTTGAAAATGGAAATGGGGTGATGGTCCATGATTGGATGATTACGCGTTTCTAAATAGCAATAAGAATAAAGAGTTTCTTAACCAATTTGAACAGGCAATTAATTTTAACGAATTACTCACATCTTTCGTTGAGCAAAGAGCTCTCCACTCTTTGTTTGAGCTAACGTAGTGGAGCCTCCTCTCCATCCCCTTGAAAATACGTTAGTTCAAACAAGGCGTCGGAATTAACACATACGTCTTGGATATAATCACATTGTGTAAAGACTATAGGTCAGTGAAGGCTTTGCGACGGCCAAAGTATTGACCAACTCCATGGAGTATAAACGAGAAGATTCTTAGTCTTCTCCCAGTCACCGAACGTAAAGCGCGTAGCTAATAAGAGCTAAAAAATTGCATGATGCGGTGGCTTGGAGAAGGTTGAGAGTACTCAACCTTGAAATGATTGCGAAATTCCCCTTTCGTGAATGTTTCCCTATCCCATTTAGAAAAGGCAAGGAATTATCTTTGTCTTTTTATTTTTGTTATAATTTGAATATAAAAACAAAGGGGCTGAAAGTATGGATGAATTTCAGGTTAAGTTCGCAGAAAAGGTGAAAGAAGTATTAGGGGAAGATATGGATGAAAAGATAATAAAAGAAGGGCATAGCACCCTGATTTCTAATTATTTAAGTCCGATACGTGAAAAGATTGGGACAGTAAAAAAAGAAGAAGAATACGGATTTGTAATAACTAATTGGTCTTCTTCCATTAAAATTAACGATACTTGGTTAAGTACAGATACAAATGTAGTAGATAATTCGATTCGAATCGTAAACCATTTAGAAAATGGAACTGAAGAAATCGATAAAATCATTGTGAAAAACGGGAAGCTATTTAGTGAAAAACAAGAGAAAGAGTTTGATACAGAAATGTTCAAATCTTATTTAAAAGAAATATTCAATGGGATTCTGTCATAAAGAAAAAAGCATCCAAAACGGGTGCTTTTTTCTTTGTTATATAGAAATTATACATTAAACGTGAATTTGAACAGATTGATTGTTGTTAAGGAAAGATAAGGGACTAACAAAACAAACGAACACAACGATCGAAAAGTAAGTATAAAATAAAAGCCTTGTCGTTCGCTATAACCTACTAGGTAGAAAGCGAATAACAAGACAATATACAGGTTGTGAGAGGTAATTCTCATTCACGATTGAAATTATATCATGAAATTTAAATGTTGTATCAGGAATAATAAAAATTTCTAAGCGGAAATATAGATAGTTAACAAAGTGAAGTTTATGCAGGAAATAATAGTAATTAGGTGCTGAAAACCCGCTAAACTACGCTATGTATAAAATCCTGCATAAAGAATTGGAATGATATGTTACAAGAAGTGAGTATTATCAGTGATTTCCCATTATATCAACTTTTAACAACTGCCGATAAGAATGGTTATGTAAACAAGATATAAAGCTATTAGTATATTAAATTCATTTCCCTGCATAAATTAGTTTTCGTTATGGATTTTTAAAAATAAGATTCTTTTCACTAAAAAAAGCATGAAACTTTTCAAAAGTAGCTATTTTTATTTTGTATAATAAATCTAAGGCGAATTGAAAGGGGATGTTAAAGTGAGAAGGATTAATGAGTCGAAAAGGCCATTTTTTGAAACGCATGGAGAAAGCGGGACAACTTACTTTGTACATGGTTATGCGGTAGGGATAAAACAAAAAATATACTTTGGAGAATTTAACTCATTAAAAGAAGCTAGACAATTTATTTACCGTTATGTTCACAGAAATGAAGAATGGTTTAATAAGAATGGCGATGTCAATGAATACAATAACAAAACATCAAGATCAGATGCGGAAGATAAATGGCATGAAGATGTTATTAAGAAAGAGTATAGTGAATACCCTGATTTTAAAGATTGGAAGAAATAAAAGTAGCGAATCCGCTGCTTTTTTTTATTTCGTGTGAGGTGATTTCGTGCTGATCTATACAGTTGTGATGTGGGACCATGCTGATACAGATATTATGTTAGCTACCACAGACAGAGAAGATGCGTTAAAAGAATTCAAATCATGTGTAGCTTTTTCCTTACAGGTTTGGGAGAAAGGTGAAGTGCTAATTGAAATGATAAATAGTGAAGGTGAATATTTCGCTGATGGTGGATTAGAAAGATATCCGGAAAAAGGACATCAGTTATTTAATGAGATAGTAGAACAATTACAGTAGCTAATAAGCTGCTTTTTATTTTACAAAAAGAACCCGCTGGAGTTCGGGTCCTTTTTAAAAGTAATGATGTTTTCTCGGATTAGGAAAGAGAAAAACACAAAAATATAATACATCGAGTTTTAGAGATTTTCAAGACTAAATTAGGGATTACCGCGAGGTGGGTGAATGGCAAAGGAATATAGCCGGAAGTTTTATAAATCAACAGCTTGGGAGAAGTGCAGAGAGTCATACATTGCTACAACATTAGATGGCATATGTGAGCATTGCAAAGAAGTACCCGGATATATTGTTGACCATATCGTTGAGATAACACCAGAGACTATAGACAATCCAGATATCACATTGAATCATGAGAACCTACAGTACTTATGCTTACCTTGTCATAACACTAAGACGTTTGGCAAAGCTGTATTGATTAGAGAAGATGTAATGTTTGATGAGAATGGTGATTTGATTAGGAGGGATGGATGATGGAATACTTTGAAGTATTTATAGTATTCTTTGTATCTACTTTAGGTATGATGATTCCTCTAGCTTTATTTACTTGGTTTGTTTTTTGGTTAGTCGATAGATATTGATAGTAAGTTGAAAAACTATAGCCCCCCTATCAGAAACCAAAACCAGGCGGCTTAGGGGTCCGAGAGGGGAGCTTCGTGTAACACACAGGTCATTCCGCGTGACCCCCCTACCCCAATACGAAAGAAGTGAGGTGTTATTGATGGCGATAAAGAAAGAATTAACAAAAGAAGAACGAGTTAAAAAGGAAGTAAATAGACTTAAACGGATATATAAAGAAATGCCAAAAGATACCCTCTTGGTTGTGGAGGGGTTAATTGTTGAAGCTGCAGACTTGCGTGTACGATTAGAAGATATTCGAAAAGATCTTGATGAGAATGGGTACGATGAAATGTTCTCACAATCAGAGAACCAAGATCCATATGAAAGAGAACGTCCACAAGCTCGGCGTTATATATCAATGAATAAAAATTATCAATCTATCATGAAACAACTCGGCGATTATGTTCCTAAGATTCCACCAGAACCTAAAAAGAAAGATGATGGATTTGAATCATTCGTGAATAAACGTGATTGAATACCCTTTATCCTATAATCCGATTCTAGAATACTGGTACAAAATAAAGAATAAACAAGAAATAGTATCGGATAAAGTTAGGCGAGTTTATAAGAAGCTTGTTACTGATATAGGAAGTACCAAAAGCGAATGGGAATATAACGCTAACCGAGCAAATCATGCTATAGAATTTGTTGAGAATTTTTGCAAACATAGTAAAGGTAAAATGGGTGGAAAACCATTTTTATTAGAGCTATGGCAAAAAGCTATGACGGCCGCTTTATTTGGGTTTGTTCATAAAATAGATGGTATAAGAAAATACCGTGAGTTTATGTTAATTGTTGCCCGTAAAAACGGAAAATCGGCTTGGGGTTCAGCAATCGCCCTTTATTTAATGGTTGCTGATAATGAACCAGGACCAGAAATCGTATCAGCAGCAACTAAAAAAGATCAGGCTAAAATTATTTGGTCCGAAGCAAAGAGAATGGTGAAAAAATCACCAATCCTTTCTAAAAGAATTCGTACGTTAGTAGCTGAAATGATTTCAGATTTTAACGATGGTTCTTTCAAACCACTTTCAAGTGATTCAAATACGCTTGATGGACTTAACGTGCATTGTTCATTAATAGATGAACTACATGCTATTGAAGATAAGAACCTTTATGATGTTATTGTTGATGGCATGACGGCTCGTGAACAACCAATATCAATTATTACAACAACAGCTGGTACGGTTCGAGAAGGAATTTTTGATATTAAATATGAAGAAGCTGAGCGTATTATCAACGGTTATGATGATCCGGATGGTTATAAGGATGAACGAGTTCTACCTATTATTTATGAATTGGATAAACGTGAAGAGTGGACAGAAGAGTCTTGCTGGAAAAAAGCGAATCCGGGATTAGGCACAATCAAAAACTTAGACCAATTAAGAAGCAAAGTTGAAAAAGCGAAAGCGAATGCTATGCTTGTTAAAAACTTACTTACAAAAGATTTTAATATTAGAGAAACGTCAACAGAAGCGTGGTTAACATTTGAACAATTAAATAACACTGCAATATTTGATATTGCAGAATTAAAACCTTCCTATGGTATTGGTGGTTGTGACTTATCTTCGACAACCGACTTAACTGCAGCGAAGGTTATTTTTATGCTTCCTGATGACAAGAAAATATATGTTAAGCAAATGTACTGGTTGCCTGAAGATTTACTAGAACAAAGAAGTAAAGAAGATAAAATACCTTACGATTTGTGGTATGAACAAGAACTTTTAAGAACTACTCCAGGAAATTCTGTTCATTATAAGTATGTTACTGAGTGGTTCTTAGAAATTAGAGATGAATACGGCATTTATCTTCCTTGGATTGGTTACGATAGATGGTCAGCTAAGTATTGGGTTGAAGAAATGGAAGGTCATTTTGGTAAAGAAGCAATGGTTCCTGTTGCACAAGGTAAGCAAACTCTTTCGAGTCCCATGAAATTATTAGGAGCTGACTTGGAATCAAAATTGGTGAATTATAACAATAACCCAATAGATAAATGGTGTCTTTCTAATACCGCAATTGACATCGATAAGAACTTAAACATACAACCGAATAAAACGAAGAACCAGCGTCGCCGTATTGACGGAACGGCAGCACTCTTAAACGCTTATGTAATCCTTCAAGAAAAGAGAAATGATTATCTCAACATGATTTAAGAAGGAGGTGAGAAATTGGGATTATTCGATAAGATATTCGGAAAGAAACAAGCCCCTACGACAACTCGTTTTGAAATGATAAACGATAATGGAGGAGGCTTTTTTTCATGGAATGGAGACATTTATCAAAGTGATATTATACGAGCTTGTATTCGTCCTAAAGCGAAAGCTGTTGGGAAACTCATAGCGAAACATATTCGTGATAATGGTAATGAATTTAAAATTAATCCAGAACCATATATAAGATTCATATTAGAAGAGCCAAACCCTTTAATGACAGGACAAATGTTTCAAGAAAAAATGGCTATTCAATTAGAGTTAAATCATAATGCTTTTGCTTATATTAAGCGTGATGATTATGGCTATGCTACTGAGATATATCCTATCCCCTGTACAACAGTAGAAGTTGTTGAAGGAGCATATGGAGATATCTTTTTGAAGTTCTACTTTAAGAATGGGAAACAAATGACTATACCATATGCAGATGTAATTCATTTACGTAAAGATTTTAATGATAATGATTTCTTCGGAGAACATCCAGGTAATGCGTTGTCACAGTTAATGGAGATTGTTACAACTACCGATCAAGGTATTGTTAAAGCGATTAAAAATAGTGCAGTAGTAAAGTGGATTCTTAAATTTAAATCAGTATTAAAGCAAGAAGATATTGATAATCAAGTTAAGAATTTCGTTAATAACTATTTAAATATCGCAAATGATGGTGGAGCAGCTTCTTCCGATCCACGTTATGATTTAGAACAAGTTAAACCGGAAGCATTTGTTCCAGATTCAAAGCAAATGCAAGAGACCGTACAACGTATTTATAATTTCTTCAATACAAACGATAAGATTATACAAAGTAAATACAATGAGGACGAGTGGAACGCCTATTATGAATCAGAAATAGAGCCATTTGCAATGCAGCTTGCTGGAGAATACACCAGGAAGCTTTTTTCACGTAAAGAAAGAGGATTTGGAAATAAAATCATCTTTGAATCTTCTTCTCTTCAATACGCTTCAATGAGTACAAAAATGAATCTTGTTCAAATGGTAGACAGAGGCTCATTAACACCAAATGAATGGAGAGCAATTCTGTCACTTGGTCCAATTGAAGGTGGCGATAAACCTATTAGAAGGTTGGATACAGCACTAGTTAAAGAAGGAAAAGTTGCTGATGAAGGAGGTGATAATAATGAACCAGACGGAAAAGAGGGAGCTACTGAGTAGTAACCTAGAAATTAGAGAAGTTGAAGGCGGCATTCGAACAATTGTTGGATATGCAGTCAAATGGGAAATGAAGTCTGTAACTATGGGGTATTGGAGACGATTTAAAGAACAGTTTAAACGTGGTGCTTTTACAGATTCTTTAACGCAAGATGATCAATTAGCATTATGGAGCCATGATTATTCTCAAGTTTTAGGAAGAACTAAGAATGGAACTCTTCGATTGTTTGAAGATGAAATCGGACTTCGCTTCGAATTAGATTTAGCTGATACAACGTTAGGTGATGACACATATAAAACGATTAAACGCGGTGATGTAGACGGCGTTTCTTTTGGTTTCCAAATGGTAAAAGAAGAATGGGATGAATCTGACCCAGATAACATTGTGCGAAGTGTTACAAAGGCGAAATTAGTTGAAATTAGCCCTGTTGCCTTCCCAGCTTATCCAGATTCTCAAGTATCAGCCAGAAGTCATGATCCATATAAACAATTTGTGGATGAACGTAATCAAAAAGACTTACGAAAAAAACTAATTTTAAAAACTTACTTATAAGGGAGAGATTTATTTGAAAACATTACAAGAAATTTTAGCTAGAAAAGCAGAAATTCGCACTTTACTACAAGGTGATCAAGAAGTTGATTTAGCGGCATTTGAAACTGAATTGCGTGAACTTGACGAAGCGCAAAAACAAATCGAAACTCGTCAACGTTTACTGAAAGAAGCTGAGGTTATTAATAACAACACTGAACCAGAAACGCGTACAGTAGTTGAAACGTTTAACAATGAGCCATCTCAACCAGATGTAGAGTTAGAAGCTTCAGAAAAACGCGGACAAGCATTGATGGAAAATCGTGCTGTTACTGTAGGAAGCGGAAGTGTAGTACTACCAAAACACAGCGCTTCAGATATTCGACCTACATTTAATGAAGTTTCTACACTGATTGATCGTGTATTAACAAAAACACTAAGAGGTGGAGAGAGCTACCAACAACCATACATTAAGAGCTATGGCGAAGGGGATTATTCAACTGAAAGTGGCGATTATACTACGGCTGATACTCAGTTTGGATATGCTGACATTACAAAAGCTAAAATCACTGCTTATTCTGAAGACACTGAAGAACTTCAAAAGTTACCGGCAGCTGATTATGATTCTGAAGTAATGAAAGGCATTACTGTTGCAACTCGTAAGAAAATCACTCGCGAAATCCTAATTGGAACAGGTGCAACAAATCGTCTAGTTGGTATCTTCTCGGCAGCAGCAACAGCAATCGATGCAGCAACAGACTTAGAAATTTCAAAAATCGATGCTTCTACATTAGACGATATCATTTATAGCTACGGTGGCGATGAAGATGTTGAAGATGCAGCAGTATTAATCTTGAATAAAAAGGATTTAAAAGCATTTGCTAAACTTCGTACAACTGATGGTAAAAAGGTATATAACGTTGTATCAAATGGTAATTCAGGAACAATTGATGGTGTACCTTTCATCATTAATAGTGCTTGTAAGGCAGTTTCTGATGCAGCAACTACAGCTGGTCAATTCAATATGGCTTACGGTCCATTATCAAACTACCAACTTACTATCTTCTCTGATATGGATGTACAACGTTCAACTGACTTCAAATTTAAGCAAGGTATGATCGCTCATAGAGGTTCAGTATTTGCTGGTGGTAACGTAATTTCAAAAAACGGATTTTTACGTGTTAAGAAAGCGGCTACTGTTTAATAGCCGCTTTTTCATTTGAAATAAGGAGGAAATTTTATGTCTGAAAAGAAAATGCGAGAATTTAAGGTAATTACAGCGTTCCGCGATAAGTTCTCCTATGTGCATTATAGTGTTGGAGAGTCATATAAAACAGATGATCAAGAAAGAGTAGAATTCCTACAAAAAGAAGGATTCCTAGAAATTGAACCAATTGGTGATTATAAACCTGTTGTTCCTGAAATTGTCCATGTTGGCGGAGGATATTATGAACTTCCTAACGGGGAAAAGGTTAAAGGGAAAGATGCAGCGCTTAAAGCGCTAGAAGAATTCGAACCAGTTGGTGAATAAACATGATGCTTGAAATGGTAAAGAAGGCATTGCGTGTCTCACATAATGCTTTAGATGATGAGATTGATGATTTGATAGAAGCGGCCCGAATTGATTTAAAGTTATCGGGCGTTTCTGGTTTTAAATCAAATGATGATACAGATCCATTGATAAAACGAGCAATAATTATGTATGCAAAAGCTAATTTTATTGCTGATGTTAAGGAAGCAGAGCGATTTCAATTATCGTATAACATGCTTAAGAATCATCTTACTTTAGCAGGTGATTACAAATGAACGATATTCTACTTTTTCCAATCGTTACAGTTGTTGAAGATGAATTAGGACAAAAAGAGGAAATCAAAACATTTAGTAGACAAGTGTTTTGTGAGAAAAAGTCTATTCCACAATCGGAATTTTTTCAAGCTGGACAAAGCGGAATTAAAGCTAGCTGTATATTGATTGTTCATTTGTTGGACTATCAAGAAGAAACTAGTGTGAAATATGGTGAGAGAACATATAGTGTTTACCGCACATACGAAAGAGATGATGAAAAAGTCGAACTTTATTGTGAGGTGAAAGCTGGTGGCTAGTATTAATGATTTAGCCAGTGAAATTACTAGAGAATTACAAAGGTACACTCATCTAGTAGAAGAGGACCTTGAGGTTGCTAAAGAAGAAGTTTCAAAGAATCTTGTGGATGAATTACGGCAAAAAAGTCCAAAGAAGACAGGTAAGTACCGTAAAGGGTGGCGCAAGAAGAAAGTCGGAAATGCAATTGTTGTTCATAATGCATTGAAACCACAACTTACACATTTGCTAGAAAAAGGACACGCAAAAGCAAACGGTGGACGTGTACCAGCTCAAGTTCATATTGCTCCAGCCGAAGAAAAAGCAATAAATGAATTTGTAGAGCGAGTTGAAAGGGCGATTCAACAATGAATTTAATTGAATTAAAGAAGATTCTTGATGCTACAGGATATCCTGTGACTTATTCGCATTTTACAGTTTTACCAAATAATCCAGCACCAAAGCTTCCCTATATCTGTTTTATTGCAGATGGTTCAGCTAATTTAATGGCTGACAACAAGGTATATCACAAAATAAATGATTTAAATATAGAGCTTTACACAGTTAGAAAAGACTTGGCTGCTGAAACGAAGCTTGAACAGATTCTAGATGAATTTGAAATCCCTTATGATTCGCCAATCGAAGGGGTTATTGAATCCGAAAATATGTATCAAAAAATATACGAAACGAGGATGATGTAAATGCCTGAAAATAAAGTTGTATTTGGTCTAAAGAAAGTACATTACAGTGTTGTTTCTGAAGATGAGACTGGAAAAATCACATATGGAACAGTTGGTAAATTACCTGGTGCGGTTGAAATGAAGTTAGAACCAAAGGGTGAACAAACTGACTTCTATGCGGATGATAGCAATTACTACACTGAATCAAGTAACCAAGGTTATGAAGGTACATTAAATATTGCTAATATCACTGAAGCATTCCGTACAGAAGTTTTAGGTGAAGTTTTAGACGAAGCTGACAAAGTTATTACCGAAGTTTCGAATGCAAAAATCAAAAAAATTGCTCTTATGTTTGAATTTGATGGTGATGTAAAAGCTACGCGTCATGTGCTTTACAACGTATCAGTATCTCGTCCAAGTGTTGGTTCTTCTACAAAGAGTGATAAAACTGAGCCAGCTACAACGGAATTGAAATTTGTTGCTTCACAACATCCTGTTAACCTTAGTGTTAAGACTTCTACAACAGCAACTACACCAGCGGGTATTTACGATGCTTGGTATTCAAAAGTTTACGAAAAAGTAGTGGGAGCGTAATTAGATGGAAAAAACAATCATTGTAGACAATAAAGAAATTCGCTTAAAAAGCACAGGCGGTACACCAATTAGATTTAAAGCACAATTTGGTAAAGATTATTTCGCGCAATTACTAAAATTAGCGCCACTTGGAAAAATTGATATGGAAAATTTAGATCCAAGCAATTTAGATAGTGTGGACTTTGAAGTATTTTATAATCTCGTATGGACAATGGCAAAAACAGCTGATCCAACGATACCTGAGCCACTAACATGGTTAGATTCATTTGAAGAATTCCCAATCATTGAAATCTTGGAAGATATCCAGGATATGATTACAGCTACAATTCAATCTAAAAAAAAGTTGTAGATAATAATGACCAAAAAGGAACGGAACAGGGTGAACCATTTACCACTGAAACGTTCCTTTTATTTTGCTATAAAACTGGATTATCAAGGGCTGATTTAGAAGACATGACGATTGGTATGTGCTTGGACTATATCGATGATTATATCGAAATGCAAAACCCTTCAAAAGATAAAGAAAAAGAACGTAAAGCTTCACAAGAAGACTTCAATAATTTCTAAGAAAGTGAGGTGAGAAAATGGCAGGAAGAATTAAAGGGATTACCGTTGAAATTTCTGGTAATACAGTTGGTTTACAAAATGCCTTAAAAGACGTAAATAAACGAAGTAATGATTTAACTAAAGAACTTAAAGATGTTGAACGTCTTTTGAAATTCAACCCCAATAATGTCGAAGCGTTAGCACAAAAACAAAAATTACTTACTCAATCGATTGAAAATACAACAAAGAAACTTGAACAATTAAAATCCGCTCAACAACAAGTAGAAGCACAGTTTGCTCGAGGTGAGATTGGTGAAGAACAATACCGAGCGTTTAGGCGTGAAATTGAATTTACAGAAGGATCGCTTAATGGTTTAAAAGGCAAACTTGCTGGATTAAAAGCAGAACAAGACAGTGTAGCAAGCTCAACTAGGCAATTAGGAACGTTATTTAGTGCTACTGGAAAGAATGTTGATGATTTTGCAGGGGCATTAGGAAATCGTCTTGTGAATGCAATTAAAAGTGGAACGGCTACAAGTAGACAGTTAGACCAAGCAATTGAGCTTATCGGACGAGAAGCTTTAGGTGCTGAAGCTGATATTGAGAAATTACAACGAGCTCTCCGTTCTGTAGATGATGGAAACTCTATTCAAAATGTTAGAAATGATTTACGGGACCTTTCACGAGAAGCGGAAAGAGCAAGTAAAAGTTTCAAAGAGTTAGATATTGGTTTAGAAAATATGCTTGGTGGAGCAATGGCGGCTGGTGGTATTCAAGGAACAATTGAAAAGGCGCTTGATTCCTCTAAATTAAAAACGAAAATTGATGTAACTTTTGAAGTTCCTGAAGCATCTAAGAAATCAGTTGAACAAGCTGTTCGTGGTGTTGAAGCCTATGGTGTAGATGTGGAAGAAGCTCTTGAGGGTACACGTAGACAATGGGCTCTAAATAAAACCGTAAGCGATACAGCTAATGCTTCAATCGTAAAAGGTGCAGCGGCTATTACTACGGCTTACTCTGGTATTGATTTTACTGAATTAATTCAAGAATCGAACGAAATCGGAAATGAGTTAGGGGTAACTAACGAAAGTGCTTTAGCTTTAACAAACGCTTTACTCGGAATAGGCTTTCCACCAGAACAACTAGATATCATTGCTGAATACGGTGGACAATTAACACGAGCTGGTTACACGGCCGAAGAAGTTCAAGCGATTATGGCAGCTGGCGTTGAGACAGGTACCTGGAATATAGATAACTTACTAGATGGTTTGAAAGAAGGGCGTATTCGAGCGGCCGAGTTTGGTGATGAAGTTCCTAAGGCTCTTAAAGAGTTGCTTGAAGGAACAAAAATTTCCGCTGATCAAATGCAAAAATGGGGTAAAGCTGTAGCCGAAGGCGGAAAAGGTGGCTCACAGGCTATGGTGGAAATCGCAAAAGCTTTAGATGGTGTTGATGATGCGACTAAGAAAAATCTAATTGGCGCTCAAATTTTCGGTACTATGTACGAAGATCAAGGGCAAAACATAATTAACACGTTACTAGGTGCGAAAGATAAAGTTGTTGATCTTAATGTAAGCCAAGAAGAATTAAATGCAATGATAAAGAAAATGGATGCAAGCCCAGCTGTAAAGTTCCAAAAAGCAATGGGAGACTTAAAGATGGCACTAGAGCCATTATTAGGTGTAATTGCAAGCATCATTGGTGCATTTGCTTCATGGGTTTCCGCTCATCCAGCATTGGCAGCAGCACTAACAACTATCGTTGTTGCGATTGGAATATTAGTCGGAGCTTGCATGGCTCTAGCCCCAGTATTTATAACCTTATCCAGTATAGCTGGAATTGTGGGTGTAAGTGTTGGGGCTATTGCTGGTCCAGTTGCATTAGTTGTAGGAGGTTTTATCGCCGCCACCGCCGCAATAGTTGGATTGGTAATTGGATTAAAGAAGTTGTGGCAGACGAATGAAGGATTTAAAAATAGTATCGCCGGTGTAATTACAGGGATACTAAGTTTTATAGATACACTGGTTAATTTAAGCAAATATTTATTCCAAACAGCAGTAACTGGAGACACTTTGAATGTGTGGATTACTAATCTACCAGAAGGATTTCAACATGCGGCCGGGATTATAGGATTAGCAGTAAGCAAAATCCGAGAAAGTTTAGTTACTTTATTTAATGCTGTGAAAGCAGTATTTTCAGGGGATTTCAGTCAAATAGGTGAGATATTCAAAACAATCGGTCCTACTATAGTTGGAGCCTTAGTAGGTGGGATTCCTGGCGTTTTAATTGCAGCATCTCGTTTCCTTCCAGCTATTGCAGGGCAACTCAATGAAAATAAAGGTGTTTTATTAGAAGCGATTACTAATATTTTTAGTAATTTAGCAAACTTTTTAACAACAACACTTCCACAATTTATTCAAACAGGGACATCAATTATCTCGGGGATTGTGGACGGAATTGTTCAATCAGCACCTGTTATTTTACAATCAATGGTTCAAATCATAAATACTGTATCACAAGCGATTGCTACGAATTTACCTATGCTCGTTCAATCTGGAATTCAAATTATACAAACTTTAATTATGGGAATCACTCAAACTTTACCTACAATCATTCAAATTGGGCTACAACTCATTTTGACATTGATAAACAGTATTATGTTGATGCTTCCACAATTAATCCCTGTGGCTGTATCAATTATTCAAACGATTATTAACGGACTTATGATGATCCTTCCACAATTAATTGAAATGGGTATTAATTTATTAATTTCATTGATTACTGGGATCACACAAGCTTTACCAATGATCGCATTAGCAATAATTACGGTAATTACTACATTAATTGAAGCGATTACCGCAAATCTACCTATGATTATTACAGCTGGGATGCAGGTTTTGACTAGCTTAGTAAACGGGATTATTCAAATGCTACCTCAACTTCTTGACATGGCAATAAATTTGATTACCCAAGTAGCTAACACTATACTAGCTAATTTACCAGCAATCATTCAAGCTGGTGTTCAAATTTTAATCGCACTTATAAACGGGATTGTGCAAATCCTTCCACAACTCATAAACGCAGCATTAGATTTAATTGTAAAAATCGCATCTACTTTGATTGCGAATTTACCTAAGATTTTAGATGCTGGTATCAAGATTTTACTTATGTTAATTACAGGTATTGTACAAGTTTTACCACAATTAATTGCAGCAGCGCTTAAACTAATCGTTACTTTGGTAGGGGAATTAATTAAGAATCTACCGAAAT